AATTCTCTAGAATGCCTTCGACATACTGCGCAGCAAAGTCGCTGCCGCTCCAAGAGAGTTTCATACTGTTCCTCCGTTATTCCGTAGGTTCGTCTGAGGTGGCTCGCTCTGGTCATGCTTGCTCGACCTTGGGAGCGCGGACAACCTTAGTGAGAAAGCGGGGTCCAGACGAATACGCATAGGTTTGAAGTCCCGGCCAGCACGTGTCGTGGAACTCGCAGTACGAGCACGCGACTCCAAGCTTTCGATTGCCTGACTTACCATCAGGCTCATCATCGAACTGACGAGGCGGCGGTGAGTTCGACGCAAGCATTGCATTCGTTTCATCCACCCTTTGTGCATAATCAACCTCCGGTAGTTCGTGTGTGTCTAAGCAAAGATGCCCAAGTACTTTATCAACGGCCAGAAAGTGGCCACGTTTACGGCCAGTAGCTGCACCGTAGCTCCCCAACTGAGACAAGTATCCAAAAGCGTCTTGTTCGGGTTTGAGGCCATCCTCGAACTTCTTAAAAGAATAAGGAGAAGCAGACTTAACGTCCACCAACTCACCATCAACCATGGCGTCAAGATGTCCGAGAACCCCATTGATTTCGACCTCTCGTTGTTCGTCTGTTACCTTGTGACCAGCAAGACGAGCCAGCAGCAGGATAACAGCCTCGGTTATGTCTCCGATTAGGAACTTGACCTTGGTCCATCCGTTAAGCTTCGAGGCTAGCTCTGGTGTATTGATACTGTACCAAAGCTGACGACGACAAGGCTTACCAAGGTTACTCAATCGAAGACGTGGGATGTATTTCCCGGTTACACGTTCTACAACCATATGGCCTAGACTGACACCGAAGTCTTCTGCTAGGCCATGCGGAACAGTTACGTCACCATCGAAGACGTTATAGATGTCGTCTACGAGGGTATCAATTTTCTTATCCAATAGTGGTGATCGCTGACTTATACAGATCGACTGTCGTCGTGATCTTGCCGTGTTCGGCGTGCTTCGTGACAATCGTGACTGTGTTGCTGGCATCACTAAGGGTAAGCTTTACATCCTTACTGGCGACCCATGCGTAAGGCTTACCGTCAATGATGACTTCCAGAAGTTTAATCTTGATTTGTTCCATTAGAACACCGGGGGTTCGTCGCCGTCAGCTTCTGGCTTGACGTACTCGACTAGCTCATTAACATGTAGGCTGCTAAGGCGCGCTGCAAATCCCGGCGAACCCTCATACGTGTAGTCGTAGACCTCAGCCTTGACAGTGCAGATGCTTCCGTTGCCGATTGGAGTGCCCTCAGGTACGCCAGAAACCGCAGGCGATCCGAGTTCACCAAGCTTAGGATGGCGCTCGTTTCGCCGGAATGTGACATCTCCCTTGACAGCACTGGACTCCTTACCCTTCTTCTTCGCCTTCAATCCGGCGATCATAACGTCTTCCTCTGACAGGGCTTGCGTCTTGGTACCAAGAGCGTTGTAACGCTTAGCCTCAGCATCGTCGAGAGTCATGATAACCGACCAATTGCCACCGGCATTCGGGGTCTGGAACTTCGTATCGACCTGACCCGGCCAGACCTTTGCCCAACGCACCGGACCCGTAAATTCGTAGTACTTAGTAGCCATTAATTCAAAACCTTCGGTTCAATAGTCTGGAACTCAGCGTCGCCCTTGACTTCCTTGACAAGCTCAGGGTCTGCGTCTGAAATACTAATAATCTTAAGATCGGGGACTTCGGAGAACGTCTCTAGGACACCCTGCGTAGCCTGCTCGTTGGACTCGGCTTTAACCATAACCGAGGCGCTTTCCGTGTAAGTCAACTCAACAATCTTGAAGTTGTCATTTTCCACTTAGTGATGTTTCCTTATCTCGTAGCCGTAGTTACGCAAGAACTCTATTGATTGTTGGATACGGTCTTCCAGCCGGACACCGGGTGGTTGAGGACGACACCAAAGCTCAAGGTTCTCTATTCGATTGTCAGCGCGGTCACCATTCATATGATGAACGTATTCAGACTTAAGTAGTTCTCGGCCTAGATGTCGTTCCATAATCAGACGGTGTTGCGCCATCTGGCCACCTCTTGGATTAGGAACAACAATGTAACCGTATCTGTTAATGCAACCCGTTCCTTTGGGTCTGCGTTTCTTAGGCAGTATCAATGTGTGTCAAGCCAGTTGCGGCCAATGGCAATACCACCATGACCAGAGAGAACGGAACCCGCCATTGGGCACCGTAGGGAGAGTTCTTCTCCCGCCTGTCGGATGGCGTCGGCTTGCGTTTCCCCTACGATCAAGCCCGCGTCATACGAAGGAACTTCTGTCTGCCATTCGTCATGCACGAAGTTAACGATCTTAAATGGGACACCCATCGAGATCAGCTTCGGATACCAAATACGCATGGCATGTTTCATCACGGTGACTTCACCGTTCTGAAGGTAGCCAGCGAGACAGAAATGTTGTTTAGAGTTAAAGTCTTCGCCTTTGATCTTAACCCATCGTCCGTCAAACCCTTGGAAGTAGCCTCGCCTAGCATCCTCAGGAATGATATTCTTCTTTACGTGTTTGAGGCCCGGGTAGAACTCGATGAAATTAGATACGGCTTCGGATGCACTATCGTAAGAGCACTCAAGAATTTGTGCCACTTTGCCGACTCCTGCTCCGAGAAGCCAAGCGTAAATGAAAGTCTTTGCGATATTGCGGCTGCCACATGCGGAACCAAGCGCGATTTTGTTAAGACTGTGCGGGTCAGTACCATCTTCCTTCTTGCCGGTTAGGAGGGATTGGGTGAACTTTTCATCGTCGATGTAGTGCGCAAGCACTCGGAGCTGAATGCTCTCTGCATCGACCCCGACGAGGAAACTTCCTTCGGGACTTGACCACATACTTCGCATCTCAGCTCCAAAGAGGGAGTCTTCGCGAGCAATGTTGCCAGTATTGGGATTGGTGTGAGACATCCGGCCCGACCAAGCACCAATTCCGTTAAATGATCCATGTATCCTCTGCGTCTGGGAGTTGTAGGAGTTGATCCATTCAGTCAAAGTAGAACGACGTGAACCCAACATGATCCGGTGGGCCAGCGTCTTGGCGGCTTGCGTTAGCGAGATACTCCTTCGCAAGCTCTCCGTATTTTTCAGACCACTCCAGCCGAGTATTGCATCCGGTGCAGAGCAATCCACGAACGTTTCCGTTGGTGTGGCAGTGATCGACCACAAGTGCAGTTGCTGTTCGACAAATGTCGCAGCATCCGTTCCGTTCGGTAACCATTCGCTCATAGTCTTCGATAGAAAGGTTATACTTTCGGCGTAATTGTCGGTCTTTAGAAGCTCGGGGATTGGCGTGGTAAGTCTCTCGACTCCGACGTCTTCCAGCTTCCTTCTCGCGAGCGTAACGATCGCGGTGGTACTGCCTCCGCTGTTCGGAAGTTTTATAAGGCACTTATTTAACCAGAGTTCTTGAGGTTCAGTCGAAGGAAGAGTGTTCAAATTCTCTTCTGAAACAGTCCACCCTGTGATGGCGAACTTTGCGATCTTTTCTTTGTCTTTATCGCGTATGGCCTTTATGTGGCCCTTAGTCTTTTCCGTGGGCTTCCAGCCTGCCTCGTTTAGTCGTTCGACAATTTGCGAAGTACTAGCTGGATTGAACGGTTCGTAAGATATAATCGTGAACGGACCGCCATTGAAATCGGTGAGGTCGGAGTCCGTCCATCTAAAATCATTTCGATTGAATGTTCCAAATTTCGTAAGTCTTGGAGTAACCTCTCGGACACAACGGACCTTAGGAGGGAACGCAGAGATAAGGTGGTCATCCAGTCCTTCTAGTTCAATACCAATAGTATACCATAGTTCTTTGGCTTTGTCAAGCTCAAAATGAAAACCATTTTCGTGTAGCTCTTGGCATCGTTCAGCAATGAAGTGTTCGACCTCAATCGAGGATTTCCACTTAGGTGCGTTGACATACTTCTCGAACTTCTTCCAAAGAGCGTAATTAATCTCGACATCGGAACGGCACCGAACGACCATGTCTTCTGTAAAGACACTCCAGTCTTCGATGTCCGCGTGTTCCTTCTTGATACCTAGGCGTTCACCCCACGCCTCTAGCGAATGCCCGCCAGCAATATTGAAATCAAGAAGACGGGAAAGGACAAGAGTATCAATTTTCCTAGAGTGCTTAGTGCGTTCCACCCAAGGCTGCACCAAGCGCCCAAGCTGAACAAGATCATACCCGAGTATGTAGTGCCCAATCCAACAATCAACAGTGTCAGCAAAGCGAAGTAAGGGTCCCGGATCAATATTACATCTACGAAATTCATGGACTTCTCCAGTATGAACGTCCTTGGCTACAAGACAGTAAATCTCCGTAGGGGTGAGACCGTTGGCTTCAATGTCAAATACTACAGTTTTACCCATTGGTCATGGCGTTACCTTTTTTAGATACTCGTTACTGGTCCGGTAAATATTCCAAGCGTTCGAAGCCTCTCGGTAATCACGCTCAGCACGGATAAGCTCACTTTCTGCCCGTCGATACGCAACTTGCGCGTTGGCTAGTCTATCCGAGGCGGCACGAACATCGCTTTCCGACATCACACACTCCTGATGTATTTTTTGACTAGGTCTTTGCGCTCGTGCTCAAGGAGATTGATAAGGATTTGGTTGGCTGGTTCCTGTTCGAGGAACACCCGCAACTGGCAAATCTCATTACTAATTTCCTTGAGCCGATCTTCTACGAGAAACCCTTCGACGGGATCAATCAGGTACGTTTTCCTTGCAATACAGTCGGTCTTGGGTGTTGGTGTACGCTGTCTGTCTCTGGCGAGCCTCAACCCTTTCGCCGTGCGCTTTCTGCTCAGCCGCTCGCCGCTCTTTAATGAGTAGATCGACATGAGCTTTCATACCGTCAGGCATCCATCTTCTCCCGGAGCTTGTTGCGGAACTCTTCTTCGTCGGTCATCTTAGGTCGGTTCAGGTAGATCATGAAAATACCGAAGACCAGCAGTGCAAAACCAATCGTAAATCCGTTCATTTGTGTCTCCTAGTCAGAAAGGAACTGAGTCGTTCATGTCGTCGTGTGCAGGAGGCTCGTAAGCCCCGTACATCTGGTTCAACCAGTCGTAAGCGTAGAAGGCAAGGGCTTGCCGTCCCGTACCTTTGTTGTACATGACATTGATCCCGGCAGGGGTACACCCTACGATCTCGCCGGGGCCTTTGTTCATGAAGCTATCGGGGACAGAGATCATGCCTCCGACAGCCAAGGACTCGCGAGAGAAGACCATTATTCGCACCCATCATCCATTAACCAAACAAACCAAACCAAACCAAGTACACCGATGATCTCGATCAAGCAGCCCGTGCCTTAGGCTCGAACATCGGCCACTTACCATGGCTGTGGTCCCACACATACTTCGGGACATCGTTCTTCGGCTCGCCGTAGTCGTCCACGAGGATGACATGGTAGGCGTTGCACTTCTCGACAGGCCACCAGATGTGACCCATGATGATTACGTTATCATTACCAGAACGACGAAACTCACCCGCGTTATAAGGGACTTGGTCTTTCATGAAATCTTCCTACAAAAGGCGGGGTTTAGATCTTTTTCGAGGCCGTCAGTGCGAATACCCACATAGTGTGCAACCCCACTGTAAATCGTGTATCCGTAGATCGTGTAAATACCCCATGAACCACCGGAGTATTTCACTGTGTCTCCGATGTCATACTTTAGATGACGCGACATCCGTCTGCTCCTTGTTCGATCTCTGTGCCGTCCTCAGCTAGACAGACGTAGTAGAGACGGGATTTGTAGTAGACGTACCCCATCACAGTAACAGGCTCCTTACGGATTTTGAATGGGTCTGCCTTGTCCTCCCAATAGCCTTGGACGACTGTTCCAATGTCAAGCATTGCAGACCTCAACCGATCCTAAACAGACTTCAGTAGGTTCACCGAACGGCTCGCCCTTGTCATCCAAATTCATCACGAGGTAGTACGCCTCCGTATTAAAGTACGTCATCCCAACAACGATCATTTTATGACGGTTATAACCGTTCTGGTAAACCGTACCGCTCGGTAGTGGTTTGTCGTCTTCGACATGAACTAGCATACACGAGCCTCCGCGGTCAGACTAGGACCCCATTCACGCGTACTGCCTGAGAGAACACCGTCAGTGATTTGCATCACTAAGTGATACGGACGACCCTCGAAGTACGTCATACCGACGACCATGTGCTCCCGGCCGAACAGGGCTAGGACAGTCCCGGATGCATAGGTGACATCCTTCCAGCTACTCGACATGGTATTCTCCCATTGAGAAGCACCCCTCCTCGACCGTCTTACCGTAGACATTCCCGCTTTTGCTATACCGCATAAGCAGCGTATAGGGAGCAGAGTCATAGTACGTAACCCCGACCACCATCCATCTAGAATTGTCATCTATTTGTCTCACTATTGTTCCAGCGGGGTAGGGGTCAGGGTAGGCCATGGTTACTCCATAGGCGGTAGGTTTAAGACTTGGTGGCTTTCTTTGAGCATGAACTCATCGACGTCAAACGTTAGAACACCAGCCGGTCCCGTTCTTCCTGCGTAACGGTTCTTGGCAACTGTGACAAATGTCTTGTTGCGGTCTTCTTCAAGTTCCGCAAGGAGGTCTCTAGAGAGGTCAATTCGGAGATTAGCGACCTTAGAAATATTTCGCGAGCCACGGGTCTTGCCGTCGTCATTGACATGACTAACGCAGAATAGCGTGAAATCAAGGTCATGACACATTGTTGCAAGTTTGGTAGAAAGGTAGTCGAGTGTTCGTCGTTCATCTTCGTTCTCTAGGCCAGAGACAACCATAGTAAGGTGATCGAGAAAGACATACTTGCAGCCGCAAACAGTAACAAGGAAGCGGATAGTCTCCAGAAGAATGTCTGGATCATCACTGCCAAAATGGGAATAGATATGCAAGCGATCATCGCGACCAGAAGTAAGTTTGGCGAGAGCACCTTCTATTTCCTCGTGGCTTACATTGCCCGTAGGTAGGTGCGCAGGAGACTTAAGTTCGATACCAGCCAGACCCTTGAGCTGACGGGACTTGGTTTCTTCCAGATGAATGCATCCAATCGGGACGACCGTAGTTGACAGGAGATGGTGCTCCAGTCGCCGGATGAATTCGGTCTTTCCAATACCTTCTGGAGCTGTGACGAGGACGAATTCCCCCGTACGAATGCCCATAGTTCGCTCTTGGAGGGACCCAAATGGATAAGGAATGGAAGGCTTTTCCTTGTCCTCGTCAAGTATTCGTCTAAACTCACTAAGTGAGGAGACAACTCCCTCAGGCATGTACCTGCGTGCATTCCACCAGACATTCTTAAACTCCCGGACCTTGTCCTTGGTTAGGTATTCGTTGGCGTCTTTGTACGCGTCCAGTTTGACTTCATAGACTTTGTTGAAATCGAACAAGCTTGCGATAGATTGAGAAGCTTTCCGTCCTGCTTCGTCGTTGTCGAGCGCAAGGTAAATCCTCTCGAACGAATTGAGATATTCAAAAACAGATTGACAATCTTTACGCGCGGACGACGCACTACGTACCGAGACAGCAGGGTACGAACTCCCAAGCATTTGAAAGACCGATAAAGCATCGAGTTCACCTTCCGTAATAGTGATGGACTTACTCGAAGCAGCCGGGAACTTATCTTGTCCAAACAATCCGGGAGCGGACATCGTCCCGGTAGACCAGAAAGCTTTCTCACTAAGCGAGCGTACCTTCGTACCCCCACCCGGATATTGGTATCCCAACGCTACGGGCTTACCAGTATGGTCGATCTTCGTACCACACTTGTAAAACCGCATTGTATCGGCAGAGACACCTCGCCACCCGACATACTCCAAAGTGAAGTTTTCGACATCAGGGGGAGGCGTACTAAATTCGGAATTGTCTGGTAGACTGATCTTGTTACCTCTCGTCTTATTACATGAATAGCAGTGACTATGTCCGTCATCGTACTCGGTTAGAGCGTCTGATGACCCACAGTCCGGGCAGGGTAGGTGTGCCTTAAGAGCGACTGAGCTGATAGTAGTAGTCCTCCATTTCATCCATTTTAGTGTATTCTTCCTCTGTTAAGCGAACTTTGTTGCGGATACGTTCGCCAGTGGCACGTCTACCACATACACTTAAGTACCACTCAAGGTCTTACTTGGTATAGGGATTAACAGAGTATTGGTTAATCATCGTGGCCTCTCCTATAGTACATAAAGAAGATATATCACCCCGGTGGCGGACGGTGACTAACGGGAATTCTATATGTATTATACAGCACTTCCCGTTAGTTGTCAAGCTTTATTTTTGATTATTTATTCTTCAATGATTTCAAAGGTATACCATCCGTTCTTTCTTGAACTCTTCATTCAGGCCGAGGAAGTATTCCGCGTAAACGTCTACCGTGTTGTTTTCCAACCCCGGAGCTGTGTTACCTTCGCAGATAACCGGCTTATCAGAAGGCTGGTGGTACAGGACATCCAATGCCACAAAGTGCATATCGCCGAAGTGCTTCGCCATAGCGGACCGGGACACAGATACCACGGACGGTGGCACCTTTGACAGGTCGGGGTAGGCTTGGAAGATGAACCCGTTGTCGTGCGAGCGTACATCCCATGTCTTAGGCTGGACGGTCTTATCGTCATTCTTCCAGACCTTCCGTTGAACTAGGATGGGTTCAAAGGAGTTCCCGTTGAGGCTGCGAGCCATGTGTAGACGGTACTCGTGTGTCTTGGGTTGATGGCGGGTGTAGAGAGGTGCGCTCGGGACAGCGTCCCCCCGTTCAGCGGTCCATACATCAATTCCTCGTCCACCTGAACCGCGCGTGAGGTTTCGAACAAAGACCTTGCTTCCGGCGTTAACCCATCCAGCAGCTTCTTCCCTGTTCCGTGTCCACGAGAGAAAGTCGGCATCATGACCTACCTTTTCAAAGAATTTCACCTTGTCGGACATATCGCAGACGTCCTTAGGTGAGTTGATGATCCAGTTGTTTCCCTCGGGGTACTTGATCTCCGAGGAACCCCAATTCACGACAAGACACTTCTTGCCCTTCGGCTCGCGTTGCAGGATGTGGCAGATACGGCTGCCCTCGCTGCTGGCGTTGATGACTTCCTTGAGACGCTTCGCCGACCGACTCCCAAGCTTGTACGGATGAATGATCACTGCGGACGCTCCTTCTTGACGAGTTCCATGATCTTATTGAGTATCGCCGACATGTTGACACCATGTGTATCCATGATGTGATCCCACAAGACGTCTTCGATTTTGCTTTCCAGTTCAGCGTCCGTCATTAGAACTCCACGTCGTCGTTGATAACCGGAACCGGCTGAACAGGGAGTGTTCCCCATCCACCAGACTGAGCCGACTGCACAACGTTGGGAGTGGCAAAGAAGGAGCCGCCACCAGTACCCGCTGCTACAGTCAGCATATCAGCGTACACTTCTTGCACCGATTTGGTCTTGAAGCCCTTCTTCTTGACCGGCTCAGGTTCCTTCTTGTTGTGCCACTTCTTGAGAACCTTGGTGAGTTCGTAGGCGTGCTCCGTGCCGAAGTCCACCAGCGAGGTATATCCCGGAACCTTGTAAACGTTGGCACCAAAGATTTTCTGGGCGTACCACGAAGGGTTCTGGCGGACGTTCTTCCACAGCGTCCGGTAGGTTTTGTCGGACTCAGCACGAGCCATGTCCCGGATAGCGAGCAGCCAGTTGACCCAACCGGATACCTGCGTACCGTCGATGCTCATAGGGAAGCAACGAACCTCCAGAGTACCCAGATCGGCGAGACGGCCTGAGTTGAGGGACGAATACTTGCCACGCTCGTAAGCGAAGCCATAGCTGTCGATCCGTTCAAGGACAAGACACAAAGTGTCAAAACTCTCGATCAGGTCGCCAGTGTCGTACGACGACATGCAGAAGAGATTGCCGTCGCGCTGGGGACCACACAGGCTCAGGAGCAACGGCTCGAACATGCTGAACACGACGTAGTACCCGAGCATGTCCTCGACCGTCTCAGGGAGCATGTTGACGTGAACATGGGTCGAACAACGGTAAGTATTCTTTACCGTCGCGTTGTTGTTCTTCATCGTCTGAGCAAGATGATCGACGTACTGCTTCACCGTGTCAGCCTTGATGGGTTTGGTGATGTACTCCAGTCCGTCCTTGAGGCTGCCCTCGGACTTGACTTGCCAGTGCGTGACATTGCTCGGGAGGTGGGTGCCTTCGATCTCGATCTCGATACCGACGTCGGCTATTCTTTTGGATCGTTTGAGAACCTCGTGTAGAGGCTTCTTAACAACACTAGCAAACATAGTATCACCCTTGCGGTCGCAGTTCCAGATTGACTTCTTTAGCCGAACGACTAATCCACTGCTGGAGAAGATCGTCCTCATCGTTGACAAGAACATCATTGTCCTTGATCTTTCCTAGGGCACGCCCACGGTAGCACGCTATGACGCCTTCTTCGGTGCGCTTGACAGCGATGTCGTCAGACAGCCTTGTGACAGGGAGATCGCCAGAACTAACCAGCGAAGACATAGTCTCGTCCCAACGGCGAAGCTGACGGCTACCAAGCCCACGGACGAGCTTATTGACATCAAGCCCACCCGTATGTCCCTGCGAAGCCACATCCTTCAGGAGCGTATTGTGCCGGTTGATCCCCTGCTGGTAGACACGGCCGGGGATACGGCACAGCCACCCAGTAGAACCAGCTTGAGCGTACATAGGCGGGATGGTACGAAGGTCTTGGATGTCGCTGTAACTAATCTGCGACAGATTGCTACCCCCGTTGGTCAGAGCAAGCTGCCAGCCAGCCCCTTCCTTGTTCTTGATCTTAGCCACCAGAAACGGATGGCCTTTGATCGAGATCACCGTGTTGAGAAGACGCAGTTTGATTTCCGCGTAGGTCTCGTAATCGATCTTGAACGGCGACAACTCACGACGACGCAAAGGCTTGGCTTCGATGGCATCGAGATTAAGCTGGTTGTAGGTCCACTCGTTGCCGAAGTAAGGCTCGCTGTACCAATCCGTGTATAGATGGTTGACGAGTTTGATTTCGTCTTCTTCCGTCCATGCCGGACCCGGCCGATGATCAGAGTTGTACAGGATTTTGTCAGCACGCCGCTGCTCGAAGTGATGGGCGTACTGGTTTTCTTCAAAGTAAGAACTGCCGGGTTTCTGCAACCACGCCATGTCAACCTCCTACGGCTTCTTCCAACGACGGATGAAGCTCACGCCACTTAGTGATACCCTGATCGATGACGTCGCGAGCCAGCCCGTCGAACTCGTCGTCTAGGACACGTCCTTCATTGAGCAGACGGAGTGCCCGGATAGCGCCTGTGTACACCATCGTTGTATGCTGGACTGACAACAGCCACATCGGGGACAGCGTCCGGTATTCCATCCCGTAAGGCTTGGGGCGGAATGATCCGGCTTTGCCGTAGAGTTCACGCCGAGTCTTGTCAGTGTCGAAGTCCAGACACGACATACCGATCGTGTAGTCGAGTTGCTTAGCGACATCAGCGCAGAGGCCAATGTGTGCCATGCTCTCCGGATTGAAATCCGAACCCCAACCGATATGAATATGACCTCCGCTAGTGCGGAAGTTACCAGTCGCGTCAGGACGTTCGTTCTCCCGAAGTTCATAGGCATTCCAGTCCGGGTTGCAGCCGAGTTCCTTTGCGGTTTCCGGCAGGCTCTCGATGTAAGCCGGGGTGAAGAACGCCGTGGGACGGACGATCAGGTACATCTCGGGGTCGGCTTCCTTGACGAGCTTCTCCAAGTCCTGCACCACTGCGGTACAATTCTTGACAAACTCGAAGCGGGACTTGCTCGGCCGAACGTTTACTTCGAGAGCCATCCCGTCGACCTGTACCGATCCATTGTCGGTGTCGCGGGGCTTGGCCTTGGTGCCGAACGGAAGCCAGTGGGCAGAGATGATTTCGTCGCGCTTTCCGACGAAGATTTCGGGGTCTGCACCGATAGTGATATTAGCGAGATCAAACTGAGACATAATAAAGCTCCTACTGCCTTAACAGGCCATGCCGACCATACGTTGGACATCGAGGTCTTGGATACATCCCTCACAGACGTATTCACCGCGCGTGTCCGTGAAACGAACCGGGAAGATTTTTGGGCTCTTTCCCTCAACGAACAACGGCTTCTGCGAACACCATACGCAAGGAGCACCTGAGACCAGATCGACGATCTTTTTCTTGTCCTTGCACGCGTAGTAATCAAGGTCTGACGTCTCACGACCGAGAAACGTCCCGCTGTTTACAGCAGCCTCCTTCGCCAGCCGTTCACGCTCGGCCTTGGCTGTGGCAAGCTCTGCATCACGCTTGGAGTTGCTGAACACGAGTGCACAGTTGATCGATGTGACAGGCGTACCTACCGCACGATCCGTACCCGTATTACGCTGACGATGTTCAGGAGGAACATAACTAAATCCGGCGTTACCGGGTCTTGTTATGGCGACGCTGGGAACGCTTCCAGAGTTTTGCGTTGCGACGCTCCTGTTTCGTTCCAAAGGGGTTTGGTTCTCACCCAACCAGCCCTCCCAGTCTGAAGCGTAGGGCGTCGAAGAAGCAAAAGGGGTGCGTTCACACTTTGTGATTGTCGCATCCGCAAGGTTTGTCTTGACATCCAGAGGAAACGACCAATGCTCGTTCTTCGGAAGGAAATAGAACTTATGCTTCTCCTTGACGAAGTTAGAGTACCGGCCCAACGCCATGTGCAGGAAGCCGGCCTCAGAAGCCCACCAGAAGTTGCGGACCGGTGACGACTCCATAATGCTGTTGCGTTCTTCGCAGATAGCAAGAGGCCGTTCGTTGTTGCGCAGGAAGTTCAGCGTCTGGTTACGCAGATCGATCCAGACGAGGCAGTACGCACCCCAAGACGAGTCAGCAAAGCCCTGCGGACCTTTCTTGGCGATGGTACGACACACCATCTTGCTGTCGGATGCGTCCTTCGGAACTGACTCGTCGCCGACGTAAGTCATCGTGCCGTTGTGGACAAGAATGACGTCCTCGAAGCGGTGAGGGTGGACATTCTCGATCTTCGTGCTGCCCTTCGTGGGCTGGCGAGCATGGCCGATGAGGATATTGGTATCGCCCTTGACGCACTCGTCGTAGTCTGAGGTCGTAACGAGATGGCCGCTGCTCCACGTCGTCCGCTTGACGCGAATGGCATTGCTGTGGATCACAGACTTCTTGGGTACGGCAATCATACCGGCCCCTTCGTCGCCGCGCAACTGCGCCAGAACCATAAGGTCCTTGAATTTCTGGAGTTCGCCATAACCGAGATTATGACCCATAACTCCGACGATACCGCACATATTCTGCTCCTTAGGTCATCATGGCGCGTTTGACACAGTCAAAGAACAAGTCCTTGCACGACTTCAGACCCCACTCAGGGTGAGGCTGAAAGCACAGGGACTTAGTGGATTTGTAGTAGATGACCTCAGGATCATCTGCGTGGTGCTTAGGCATGATTTCTTCACGCAATCCCGTAGCCTTGAGAGTGCTTCGGCCACACCATGCCCACACCATAGCGCCCGAACCGGGACGCATCATCTGGTGGTGGTCTGACGTGACAGGGACGTCGTGTACTTCACCGTTCTCGTCAATGTAACGAACAGGGTGGGAACAATTATTATGGCGTGTGACATGCTGATAGAGCTTGCCTTTGTTGAGCGCGTTAAGAAGCTGCGCCCCACGACAAATCCCAATCAGCATCTTCTTCTTGTTGCGTGCGGCCTCGAAGATACCGGTTTCGACGCGATCACGCTCACGATCTGGAGATTGGGTCATCTTGTGGACAACCATCTCGCCGTAGATACTCGGCTGAATGTCCGTGCCGCCCGTGAAAATGACAATGTCAGCATCTTTGATGCCCTTTACGGGGATCGCCAATGCCGACACCATCATGTCGTGGATTGCTACGTCACCGCCGACGATATAAAACCGCCAGCCTTGCAGCATCACGCAGCCTGCGACAAGTCAAGAGCAGCGGACTGCTCGACACCACGCTTTTGGGTGTACTCGATGACGGCATCCCAATCCGCGAAGGTCAGGTTCTTCATGTCGATCTTACCGGACTCGAAGACCTTCGAGCTACCGTAGGTGCCGACATTGGAGTCCTTGAACGGCTTGTCCTTGACCGGCGTTGCTGACAGGAAGCGTCCTGCATACGCCGTGGTATCGACGCCGAGGAAGCCGCCGGTGTACGACTTGATGATGCGTCCGGTGACTTCGCCGTTCTTGATCTCGTTCTCGAAGCCCGACGCAATCAGAACTGCGGTGTGGCGATCAACACCACGATCCATCAGATGCAGATAGCGCCACATAACTCGGGCATTCGCGAAGCCGATCCGTGATGCAATCGCGAAGCACCACGTCAGACGTGCGGGGATCAAAGAAACGTCCGGGAAGATAAAGCACTTCCGGGCCTGCACCGCCTCCGGCGAGGTTTCGAGCATGTGCGGCAACAATTCCTTGAAGGGTCCGGCCGGATCGAGCAAAGCCTTCAGCCATTCGAGCGACTCCTCATTGTAGTGGCCTGCATCGGCCTGAACGAAGGGATACTTCTTGTTGCAGAGAAGGTCTTCTTCGGTGGCCTTACGGAAGCGATCACCGGAGTCGAAACCACCATAGCCTTGGAAGACGATGCCGAAGCCGACGACACCACCACCGGAGATTGCATTGGAGATAGCATGGTAGCAAACCGTCTCGTACTTGCCGGAGATCGCACCGTCCTTGGTGAAGGCGAAGTACCGAGCAGTCGAGACACCCTTGGACGCAGCCATCAAACCGATGGTCTTGTCGATGTCATTAAGTGAGAAATTCGTGGTCAGCGATTTGAACTCGCTGAAAGCCTTGGTCTTAGACGCTGCGGTCGCAGCTTTAGATGCGGTGGACATAGTCATCCTCGTTGTGGTTGCGTTGGGTTTTGAGTTCGTAGGCGTCGTCAATCCAGTCTTCACCGACGAGTTCGTCATCGGTGTCATCGTCGATGGGACACTGGTCTGCGATGTCGCAGTCACAGTCATGGCCGTCTACGTAGCACCTCAAGGACGCCACTCCAGCTCACCATGTTCGTTCACGGTGTCGTAGACCGCACCACGACCGGCACCCCAATACCCCGGATTGCCGATGTAGATGTTCGCCGTGTCGATCTGGTCCCCGGCCATGCCTTGCCCCTTCGGGAAGACTACGCCGACCTCCTTGCGATCGTACATATGGCCCTCGGCTTCGAGCTGATCGAGACGCTTCGACGTATCTTCATCGACGTCGTAGACCTCACCGAACACCGGCAGCCCGTCGTCAGATGGCGTAATGACAGGGAAGCCCACGCAGCGCATCTTGAAGGTGTCCACCGTGTAAGCCTCCCCGACATACTGCGCAGTAGCGAGAAGATGGTGGTTGTTGATACCCTTCTTGAGAGTACCGTAAACGAATACTCTCATCGAAACTCACCCTCCGTTACCGATACCGCTACACAAGCCTTGATAGCCAGTCCAGTTTTTGCTGCACCACGTTTAATCATATCGAGGTCAGCCTGTGTTTTCACAAAGTGACTTCGTCCGTGCTGAGTAATCAGCAGAAAGCCCGTGTGCTTCACAGGCTCAGGCGGGATGTTGCGGATCATAGGCTCGGAGTCTACTGGCGCATCGCGATAAGTGCCGTTCTCGCGAAACAACCAATACTTCTGTGTCCAGTTAGGACTCGTGATTTTGACAACGTAGAACTCGCCGTCACGACCGATATACGCCGTAGGGGCATAGCCCTTGTTGTATTCGATCGGTTTTGTCCAATCAATCTTTGACATGACGACCTCAGGCTGCGAGAAGTTTGTCGGCGATGGAAATGTGCCGGTGGAACGTGTTCAAAGAGGACTTGACGACCTCCGTGAAGTCCGGATGAAACAGCCCACGATCATCGAGACAGTGGGTGTATTCGTCATACGACTCCATGGCGAGGCCGTAGTGGTGCTGCGCAGCACCGTTGACACCATGCGACACCAGCTTCGCACGAGCATAACGCTTGTTGCGAATAGCCCGCGACAACCCAGATTTCATATCCATTGTCTTGCTCCGTTGGGCCTCAGCCCGTTGTTAATTGACGTCATGACAGGGACTACCCGATGGAGTAAGGGTAAAGTCTACCTGTATCCACACGCAGTATCGTTTTGTCCCAAGACATTACCCAATCCCTCCACTGCTTAGCGGAAGGTTCGTCGTGAAACGGGCCGAAGTTAGCGACCTCGCCCGATTTATGGTGAATAGTAACAATAAACATTGTCTTCTCCTCAGTTAGTAGTTACAGCAGCCATTCCGGGCTTGCACTGTACTTAGCCATTCACGGCCTACTAGAGTTAGGCTATTCGCGTTCCCACGGGGTGCGTTAGCCGCTCTCAACCAATATCCAAACCCGATACCGTTTTGGAAGCGATACCCGGCTGTCGGTCTGAGTAATGAACCCGTATCCGACACCGCCCTCCGATTGGCCACTAGACTTTCGTCACCGTCACTTAGTGAGTTTCCGCCGCAGATCGACACAAGAAGCCTCACAACAAACGCAAAAAAGCCCCTACCACCGGGGAGCGAGCCGGTAGCAAGGGCTTTTAGGATCAGGTCTAGTTCCAGCCGAAGATAGAACTTGTGGCCTAATTAAGGAAGAACAACCACCACCAAAGAAGTAAAGCCGGGGTGCTGTTCAGAGGCAAACAAAGTCAATTCGGACATAGACATAAATTCAATATCTAAGTCTACTTCGTGACCTTGCATATTAACGGTAGAGAGGAAGTAACGCATTTCACACCTCTGAGAAGACCCGGTGACGCCGGGAACGGGAAGGGGTCCGGCTGTAATCGTAGCCGAAAGGCTTGTCATCAGTCTTGGCCTGCCGCGCCGGGAGCGTAACGATTGGCGTTATGACAGGAGACTTCGGTGCCCATGCGTGGAGCAACCGGTAGCATTCGGAAGCTTCATCACGCTGCATTTCCTCAAGCTCTAGGGCTTGGCTCTTGAGCAGCGCCATTAAAAGACACCGCGAGGTGAGACGTAGGTGCAAAGGATGGCCAAAAGAACAAACCCCGATGGATAAAGCCAAGGCATTGAAACCCCCATTAAGTGAGACAACCCAGATTTTAGGCAAGCGAAAGCCCCCTGAGATTAATCCCAGAGGGCTTACCCGTTAGGTTTTGTGTGTCGGGGAACGGACCCTAACGGGTTGTTCCTTTGACCTTACGCAGCGGCCGCTTGATCGGAGGTGACAGGGGCTTCGGTCTTAACAGACCTCTTGCCCATGTCTACCTTCAGTGCCTTGATGCGTGCCTTGTACGCCGCTTCAATGGCCTTGAGTTCCTTCATGATGGCGTCGGCGTCGGTCATTTGTTCGACGTGCTTAGTGCAGAGAACGTCGAAGGTCACAACCTTGGAGATGGTATCGACAAGCTTGCTGGCGTTGACCGATCCCAAAACGTCCGGGTTCTTCTCGATGGCCGCGGCCTGACGCTTCGTGCTCTCCGCCTTCTTTTCGGCGTCGGTCTTGCTGTCCAGCGTTTCGGGCTTCGACGGGTCCGCCTCCTGACCAAGAAAGATCATGAGAACATTCAACCGGTCAAGGGCGTCGTCAAGCTTGAAACCGTGTTCCGTCTTCTTGCCGACGGTATGCCGCTTGATCCAAGCGGTGACGGCGTTGTGGGCTTTGTCCGGGGTATCGGCCGCAATCAAAGCCGCCATTTCCATGCCGTAGGAGCATTCCTTGTACATGGACTGCGCAATCTTCATGGCGCACTTCATATACTTCGCCGTCTGAGTTCCGCCGAGGCCCTTTTTCTTGAGGGCAAGGGCGAATTCATCCTTGATGACGTCCATCTTGACCTTGAGGGCCGTACCGGAGAGGTAGCCGACCAAAAGGGCCGATGCAATGTAAGTCACCGTGACACTGCCACCCTTCATGACCGCATGAAGAGACTTCGTTGCGGCGTCGCGGGCCTCATTGAATGACAGGGCCGGGGTTGTGTTGGTCGGGGCTTCGCCAGCCTTGAGCGGGGTGGAAGCGGCGGAAACGTTCGCGGTATGATTGGTCTTGGTCATTGTCTTGCTCCATATCGTGTGCCGTTAGGTGCCGGCTGCACTTTGTGGCGTTATGCCACTTTTAGACATAGTTCCCCTAACAGTAACCCGGAGGTTTCTGCTGGTCGATTTGCCTGCCGGTTGGCTTGGCTGTTTCGACAATCCCGACAATAGCAGATTGGTTTCGGTTGTCTAGTCACAGGTTCGTGATAACGAAGAAACTTTTTGGTGGTTACGCGCATATATAGAGAGTGACGATTTACGGGTTTCAACACTGTACTAGAATACCATTGCCCATTATAGCACATAACAGGGTAAATGTCAAGTAACAATGTCGTGATTAGACATCACAATAAAGTGATCGTTTTGGACTAGACATTAAGTGTTTGTTAAGGGTTGCCATGCTAATGTCAGGTATCAATCAAAGGGGATACCCATGCTTAGATGGCTGGACATGACAGGTGACGTAATGACTGACCTTGAGATATGGCAGGCGGTGATACCGTATATAATCCTAGGGGTGGTCGTTTGTATTAGCGCCGGTATATGCGCTTGGATTGATTACGCTAACTTCAAGCGCTGGAAAGAAGACAACCAAGGGCTAGACGACTATGAATGACGCTGCGAATGCAGCTAAGTGACAGGGACTAAAACAGACAAAGAAAAGCCCCGGCGGGAATAATCCTACCGGGGTTTCTTTTTGTCTGTTGTTTGGGTGGCTACTCAGTATCGACGACATGTTCTAAGCGTATGATAAGGCGGTACGTCCAAGCGGGACCAGTCAACCCCATGTCCCGGTCCCCTTTCATACGATGGTATGTATCAACCGCAATTGATTGGCGAGGATGGCCGAACATGTCCGCCCAAAAGCCATTACCTAGCTTGCGCTGCACAATGAACATGGTCAACCCTTTCGGTACATGACATAGCAGGCAATGCCGTTCAGGACAAGCCAACCTGTCAATGAGAAGTAAATGTAAGCAATCATTACCCAATCCTCCGGATAGCTTCAATGCCAGTGACGATATAACCTCGCAAAGCCCTAGTCTTAGGCTTAGACGGCAACTGCCTTGCCAGATAGAGAGCGCTTTCGAGGTAGGATACGGCGCGATTGTTCTCCCCAGCAATGAGACAATCACGAGCGGCGTTGAGGTAGGTGTTGAGCATTTTAGACCTTGTCGCAGTTAAGAGCGGAAACAATAGCACCGTTCGGGCGGATCATGACATGCCAGTTCTGGTAGTCGAATGAGTACACGGTTTCGCCGCATTCAGCGGACCTGTCAACGAGTATGCCAATTGTGCCGCGCGTCATGAGTGAACGCATAGCTTCCTTAGCGAAGTAGATGGCGGTAGAGCGAGTGCAGGACATGAAAGCCTCCGTTGTGATGGCTAGACAATACGTATGTTCTGGAGGATGTCAAGCCTAGTTTCGATCACGGATTGTTACAGACCTTCAAGGATACCGACCTGTAGCCTAGTGTGGATAATAAACCTAGGAATATCAGTGTGTTACCGATATGGGTATATCACTTAGTGTGTTGCACCGCATCTAAGATCACAATCCCATGAGAACACAGTCCGTTCTGAATGTTCCTCCTGTCACCATTTCCCTGAACTACACTTCGCGGGGCGTCTCCCATCCAACATGACTACACTTTAAGTCAACTACACTATAAGTATCAATGAACTACACATCATGACGACTACAGTTTAACTACACTTAGTGAGACAGTGCCCGATCTTGGTTGGAATAGACGTACTACACATTGAATGGCCCGCCTGCCTTTGTGTAGTAGAGACCCCGTCAAGGGGGGGAGGGGGGTGGCTCTAGGGGGTTGAAGGCACCTCAAGATTTTCTCACAGAAATTATGGATTCCCATGAAACCAAATCGCGCAGACATTCATTAATAATATCATAGACTTACGAGTATAGTGATTCGCGGTGTCTCCATGTAGCGTTTCAGACAGAAATATTCACTTTGTAACCCATTGAAATCACTAGACAATAAAATACTTCATAACCCATGTACGATTTTACTTGACAAGGTTTTTCAGAAGTGATATAATACTCTTGTTGTTGAGTTCATTTGATCTATTAATCTAATATTTATATATCTTAGATACTTAAGCCTTTGATATTATTGAATAATAAATATTCGTCCTTTCCTTTGTCTCCCCTTAAAGCTTCTTGCTGCTAGCTCCGTCCCTAAAGGGACCTAAGGGGCTATATCTTTATGTCTCATTCTTTAAGGAGTCTCTATATGGAGCCAGCCTCGATCCGCACTAAGAACCCCGGAGCTATGTGGGGTATCTCGGGTAAACGTCCCGGTCCTGCTAAGGAACATCCTACGACCTCAGCCATCCCGAAGAAGTGGGGTTCCAAGACTACGATCTATCTCTCCGACGGTACTGGTCAGGGCAATAACATTGCTGTCTTTGACACTTGGGTCCAAGGCATCTGTGCCCAGCTTGATCTCTGGCGGACCTCAGCCCACTACAAGAACAAGACCTTCCGGCAGGCCATTACGACTTGGTCGGGTGGCAATAACGTCCCCTCGTATATCAAGTTCGTTAAAGACCGTGTCCCCGGCATTACTGAGAACACCGTCCTGAACGATCCCTTCTGGTCTGGCCCGATGGGCGTCCCCTTCCTTAAAGCTCAGGCTTGGCATGAAGCCGGGAAGAAGTACCCCGCCCCTGATGAAGACTTCGTCAAGGCAAGGGACATCGTCTTCGGCAAAGCCCCGAAGGTTGTCTCGGCTACACCGATCGTATCCACGACTATCGTCACTCCGGCTCCCGCCGAAGACACGCAGGACAAGACGCTGAAGTCCAAGTTTTGGGACTGGTTCAAGCGTAACTAATGTCCGACCCCTCTAAGTTCCGCATCCATACCGGCCAGCGGAAACTTCGGGGCCTCTTCTTTGAGACTACCTTGGCTGACAAGACAGGGGTTGTCTACACTCTCAAAGACCGAGACCACGAAGGTTACCCTTCCCTTTATTGTCTTTATATGGAAGCAGACGACCCAACGGAATACTCCTTTGCCATTGCAAATTTAGATGGATGGGACCATTGGGAAGTCTTATGTGAATGCCAGTGGTTTAAGCCGTACATCGCTAGATGGCGGCGTGAACTGGAAATTCGCTTCAAGGCGAGGTCACTGAAAGCCTTACAGGCTATTGCTGCTGACCCCACCCATAAAGAATACCACCAGACTAATAAGTTTCTTGTTACTGGTGGTTGGAAGGAAAAAACCCGTTCGGGTGCTGGTCGCCCCTCCAAAGATGAAATCTCAAAAGCAGCCCGGCAGATCGCAGAGGACTCACGGGACCTCGATGCTGATCTCCAGCGTGTAACAGGACCTCCAAACTAATGGCTAACGGTGTCTACAACCCCGACGGCTCTATCCGAACTACAACGGTACCGGGTACGTCTTGGACTGGATTGTACGCTCCGGATGGTTCTATTAATATCGTCCTCGACTCCGCAGGTAACGGTTTGTATCACACCTGCGGGGCGTGGCGTATCTCGACGACCACAGGTGTAGGTGATTACGCACCTGATGGGTCTTACCGACAGTCAGCTCTCCAGCGTCAATAAGAAGAAACTATGACCGATCCAGACCAGAAGGAAGTGATGAAGCAGGCCATTAAGGAATGGATGGATGAACGCTATGCCGACGTTGGCAGGTGGTTTATCAAGTCCCTCCTGATTGCCGGTGTCACCAGCTTTCTCTGCTGGTACATTGTAGTCCGGGGGTATAAATTCCCTTGAGAACAAAAGCCGATATTATCCGAGAAGCGGCCGAAGGAAGCCTTGAGGCTTTCATTCGTTTGGTCCATCCGGACCGAGTTATCCCCGGTGTCCACTCTGAACTTATCTCGTGGTTGACCCGGTCAGACCGGAAGCAACACCAGTTAGTCCTTCTACCCCGAGATCACGGCAAGTCCGCTATCGGTGGTGGTTACAAGGCAGCGTGGGAGATCGTACGCAACCCTGCGGTACGTATCTTGTACATTTCTGCTACGGCGAACCTCGCTGTAAAGCAGTTGAAATTCATTAAAGACATTCTGACCTCCCCGGCAGTCAAGAAGTACTGGCCGGACCTGATCCATCCCGACGAAGGCAAGCGGGAGAAATGGACAGAAACGGAGATCATGGTCGATCACCCCAAGCGTAAAGCGGAGTACATCCGCGATCCTACGATCTGGGCTGCTGGTCTGACTACATCGATTACGGGTATGCACGCCGACAAGATCATCCTAGATGACGTCGTCGTAGCAGACAATGCAGACACCGAAGACGGTCGTCGCAAGGTCCTAACCCAGTACTCGTACCTCGCCTCCATCGCGGGCGCTATCTCAGAGACATTGGCTCTCGGAACGCGATACAATCCCCAAGACCTTTACTACACCCTCCTAGAAGCCAAAGTAGAAGAGTTCGATGACGAAGGCGATTTGACCTCCGCTGAACCCCTTTACGAAGTCTTCGAGCGACAGGTTGAAGACCGAGGTGACGGAACAGGCGAATTCCTCTGGCCACGCCAGAAGACGAAGTCCGGCCATGAATTCGGTTTCAACCAGCAAATTCTGGCCCGTAAGAAAGCCCAGTACCTAGACATCGGAGCTTTCTACAGCCAATACTACAACGACCCAAACCATGCCAATACTGGTGGTATCCCTCGGGAGACCTTCCAGTACTACGACAAAGTCCATCTTCAACGGGCCTCCGGCCAGTGGACCTTCATGGGAAAACGGCTGAACGTCTTTGCTAGTATTGACTTTGCTTTCAGCCTCGCCAAGAAAGCGGACTACACAGCCATTGTAGTCGTAGGTGTCGATGCTCAGCAGAACTATTACGTCCTCGAAATTGTAAGGTTCAAGTCTGACCAGATTTCAGAGTATTTCAAGGAAATCCTTCAACTTCACAGGAAGTGGGACTTCCGTAAGATGAGGGCGGAAATCACCGCAGCACAAGATGTCATTGTTAAGGACCTTAAGCAAAACTATATTCGGGTACACGGTTTGGCTCTGTCTATCGACGACTACCGACCCACTCGGAATGAGGGCACGAAAATGGAGCGCATCAACGCCATCCTACGTCCCAAATATGACAACCGGCAGGTCTGGCACTACCAAGGCGGTAACTGCCAAGTCCTAGAGGATGAACTAGTTGTGCTGAAGCCACACCACGATGACGTTAAGGACGCTCTGGCTTCTGCCATTGACGTCGCAGTCCCACCGGCTCAACAGTTTTCTTCCGGGCCTAATTCAGCAACGATTTACACACATAACAAATTCGGTGGAGTTGGATAAGAATGGCAGGAAAAACCCTAGTCCTTAGGGACATCTGGTCCCCTGATGGGCTAGGTATGAGCATCGCCAAGAAGTACATGGAATGGCAAATGTTCCGTCAGCCTAAGATTGCTGAATGGAACGAGCTACGAAATTACATCTTCGCTACCGACACTACGAAGACCTCTAACAACAAGCTCCCTTGGAAGAACAAGACGACTGTTCCCAAGCTGTGCCAGATCAGAGATAATCTTCTCGCGAACTACATGGCCAGTATCTTCCCAAAGCGGAAGAACTTGTATTGGGAAGCCGATACCAAGGACAGCAACTCCAAAGAGAAGCGCGACGCCATCCTGAACTATATGTCATGGGTGGTCGGTCAGGACTCGTTTAAGAACGAAGTCACAAAGCTTATTCTGGACTACATCGACTACGGCAACGTCTTCGCGGCTTGCGAGTGGATCGACGAGTCAGTCCAGCTAGACGATAAGACTCAGGTCGGATACGTAGGACCCGGTGTCAAGCGTGTTTCCCCTCTGGAAATCGTGATGAACCCCATCGCGACTGACTTCCGGCGTAGTCCTAAGATCATTCGCAGCTTGATTACTGTGGGTGAGGTCAAGAAGCTTCTGGAGTCTCAAAGCACCCCGGAGAACAAAGACCAGTACGACGAACTCTGGGAATACCTCAAGGGTCTCCGTAACACCGCAGCCAGTCTTGGCACGGGTGACCTCAAGACTGAGGACGCCTTCCTGTCAATGGACGGCTTCAATAACTACCGAGCCTACCTTGACTCTGGATACTGTGAACTCCTAACCTTCTACGGCGATCTCTACGACGCTGAAGCAGACGTTCTGTACGAGAACCATGTCATCACGGTTGTCGATCGTCACAAAGTGATCCTGAAGAAGCCTAATCCGAGTTACTTCGGGTACGCCCCGATCTTTCATGCGGGATGGCGTAAACGCCAAGACAATCTCTGGGCGATGGGTCCGCTGGACAACCTCGTCGGTCTCCAGTATCGTATTGACCACATCGAGAACCTCAAAGCTGACGTTTTCGATCTCATCACCTTCCCCCCACTGAAGATCAAAGGCTACGTCTCTGACTTTGAATGGGGTCCGTTCGCTCGCATCAACGTCGGTGACGATGGTGACGTCGAGATGATGGCCCCGCCCTTCCAAATCCTGACTGCAAATCAGGAGATCATGACTCTTTCGAGCATGATGGAAGAAATGGCTGGATCGCCTAAAGAAGCAGCAGGCTTCCGTACCCCCGGTGAGAAGACCGCATACGAAGTCCAACGTCTTGAGAACGCTGCCTCACGTATCTTCCAGAACAAGATCAGCCAGTTTGAGGAACAAATACTTGAACCTCTCCTTAACGCAATGCTTGAACTTGCTCGCAGGAACCTCTCCCGTGCAGTCACCATCCCCGTCTTCAACCCTGAGTTCGACATCACTATTTTCGACACTCTATCGGCTGCTGACATCACAGGAACAGGAAAGATTAAGCCTGTTGCTGCTCGCCATTTTGCAGAACAAGCTGAAGCAATCCAAAACCTCACCGCCTTCTACAACTCGAAGATGGGAGCAGACCCAGCAGTCCTCGTGCACATCTCAGGACTGGGGTTGGCCAAATTTGTAGAGGACAATCTCAACCTGAAAGACTTCGGTCTTGTACAACAGAATATCCGACTTGCTGAGGAAGCTGACTCACGACGTGAGGCTCAGGCTCATCAGGAAAAGACTCAGATGGAAGCTACGACACCCTCAGGTCTCACACCAGACGATGTCGACGGCGGTCCGATCCTAGGAGGCGCTGGTGGCCCACCCCCTCAGTAGCGCATGGACACGCCATCTTCCCGACCAGAAAGCCCGAGAGGACTTCGCGGTCATCGTCAGAAATTCCACTCTTCTCCTGACCCGCCTAGGTGAAATCCTAGAGGAACAGGAGAAGCAGTCGGTAGCTGCTTCTTACTCACAGGACGACTTCAAAGACCCAAATTGGAGTCACAAACAGGCATTCCGTAACGGACGCCTCTCCATGATTAAGACGCTTAAAGAAATCATTACCATTTAAGGATAGACCATTGTCCCTTTTTAATACTGATACGAACGATCAGACCGTGACGTTCGATGCACTTGTCGGCGAAGGCAAGAAGTACAAGACTAACGACGACGCAGCGAAAGCCATCGTCGAAAAGGATAACTTCATTGAACGCCTCAAGGCAGAGCAGGAAGAATTACGACGTGAGCTACAGACCCGTACGCCCACTGTCGATCGAACTCAGGAAATCCTAGACCGAATGGAAGCCCTGAATAAGCGCGAACCAGTCACGCCGACGGAACCTCACCGGGAACCCGAACGGACTGAGTATAAAGGACTGTCTGAAGCTGACATCGACCGAGTCCTGTCACAGCGAGAAGCCAAGGCGAAAGCCGAAGCCAATATCGCGCGTGTCAAGGAAAAGCTCCTAGAGACTTACGGCGAACAGTACGGACAGGCACTCAAGTCAATCGCAGAGAAGAATGGCCTTTCGGCTAAAGACCTTGACGATCTGGCAGCTCGAAGCCCTCAGTTGATCTTTAATCTGATCCCTCGGAATACAGGTGAACGGACCTTCGTGCCTCCGGGCAGCTCCATCCAACCGGACTTCGTTCCGCAGGGTGGCGACGCCAAACCTCGTAGTTATTACGAGAAGATCAAGGCATCCGATCGAGTCAAGTACTTCTCAGCGGAAGTTCAAAACAAAATGTACAAAGACGCCATGACGCTCAAAGAAGCGTTTGAGGCATAAAGGAAAACAATGTCTGGTTTCGCCTATTACAACAACGAACATCTCGTTCGTGCTAACATCTGGTCTACTCAGGTCAAAGAGGTTCTTCTCGAAGAACTGATCGGCATGAAGTACATCGACATGATCTCGGACTTCCCTGATGGTGATACCATCAACATTCCGACGATCGGTCAGATGGAAACTCTGGACTTCGCAGAAGGTCAGGCTATCCGTTACACCGGCATGGATACCGGCAACTTCACGTTCTCGATCAACAAGTACAAGTCTTCGGCGACTTTCATCACCGAGAAGATGAAGCAGGACTCGTTCTACATGAACCGTCTCGTTTCTTCGTTTGTACCCAAGATGGCTCGTGCTATCGCTAAGGCGATGGAACTCGATGCCCTCGCGATCGGTCCGAACTCGCAGGTTGCTGCCAGCAACAACTCCATCAACGGTGCTGCGCATCGCTTCATGGGTTCCGGTACCGTCAACGGTCTCGTCGCTATCTCGCCGAAGGACTTCGCTCTGGCTAAGTTCGCACTTGCCAAGGCTAACGTGCCGATGACTAACCTCGTCGCCATCGTTGACCCGTCGGTCGGCTACCAGCTTGAGACTCTGACCAATCTCGTGAACGTCTCGAATAACCCCCATTGGGAAGGCGTGATCGCTACTGGTCTGTCGACTGGTACGCGCTTCGTCAAGAACGTCTACGGCTTTGACGTCTACGAGTCCCAGAACCTGCCGCAGGGTCTCACCGAGACCATCGCCGGTACTTCCGGTGGCACCGTCACCACGAACGGTGTGGCCAACGTCTTCTTCTCGGCTGCTCCTGACGTTCTGCCCTTCATCGGTGCTGTTCGCCAGCCCCCGAAGGTCGACTCCGAGTTCAACAAAGACTTGCAGCGTGAAGAGTACGTAACGACCACCCGGTACGATTTCAAGATGTATCGTCCCGAGAACTTCGTTGCCGTGCTCACTGACGCCACCGCAGTCGCTTAAGGAAATATAATATGCCTGTTTTTTACAACGCTGACGGTCTTCGCGTAAAGTACGGTCCGTCCGAAGGTGTGGCTGGTGCTGGCGGTGAATATCGCACCCTCGGCCCTAACCGTGAAGAGGAGCTGATTATCAATCTGGCTACTCTTACTAACACGGCGACTTACATCGATCAGGATACTTCGGTCGGACGTACTGCGTTCATCGAGAGTGTCGAGATCGAGACACTCGTCACCGCTACCTCTGGTGGTTCTGCCACCCTCTCGGTCGGTCTTAAGCAGTCCGACCAGACGACCAACATTTCGGATACGGCTCTGGTGAACGCTCTGGCTTTGGCCACGTTCGCTGCGGCTGGCACAAAGGTGATCCTGACCGTCGGTTCAACCGGCGCTGGTTCCTCGATTGGTGTTAAGTCCACCGTTGTTGGTCTGGCCACTGCGAAGTGGAATACCGCGGCCTTTACCGCAGGTAAGATTGCGATCCGTATCCGTTATAACTTCCTGCTCGCGTAAGGGATTATAATGGCTGACGCTCGACTCGGCAAGGAAAATACGCTCGACTTTAACGGTCTGCGTATTGAAGCCAGCCAGTTGTCGTTGGGTCAAGGTGTTAAAACCGCATCGGCTACGGCTGGTGCGGCTACCCTTAACCAACCCTCTGGTTCAATCACCTCGGAAAGTTTGTCTACAGCAGCTGCTGGTACGTACACTCTCGTGCTTACCAATACTACCGCAAATGTTGGCGACATCGTTCAATCGACTGTTAACGGCGGTACCAATACTGGTGGCCAGCCTGTTGTCGCTAGTGCAGTAGCTACTGCTAATACTATTACCTTTAAGGTTTACAATCTCGGTGCTGCTGCTTTCAACGGCACGGTGGTTGTCGGCTATAACCTAATCAAGGCTTGATATGGCAACGATACATAAAAACCTAACGGGAGCTGATCTCCACGAACCTAAAGGCGCGGACACGGCTCTGGCTGGGCGTGTTTATGTATCTAATGGTGCTGGCAGTGGTTCTTGGACGGACGCTGCCAGCGTTATTACCAACACGGCCTTTACGACTGGCGACGCCAAACTCACTCTGAAGTCCACGGCTGATACCGGCTGGATTTTGTTTGATGACGGCACTATCGGTGACGGTTCTTCCGGCGCAACTACTCGCGCGAATGCCGACACTCAACCCCTGTTTAATCTTCTGTGGCCTCTAGCGGATTGTGTAATCTCTGGTGGCAAAGGTGCTTCTGCTGCGGCTGACTACGCTGCGCATAAAGCCATTTCTATTCCCAAGACTCTGGGTCGCGCTCTCGCTATTGCCGGTGCAGGTTCAGGTCTGACGTCCCGCGCGCTAGCTAGTGTACTAGGTGGTGAAAGTAAAACCCTTGGGTTGACTGATCTACCTCCGGTCAACATCACCGTCACTCCAGCTTCTTACGGCTTTTCGTCTTCGTCTAACCAGTGGTTGTTCTCTTCTGGTGCGAACGCAGGTGCTCCATCAGGCAATCCTTTGTTTGCCATGACCGCAGCCATCGGAGCAGGAACCGTCACCGGTACTGTTACGGTTAACCCTGTTATCAACACCGGTGTGGGTACTCCTTACCTTAACCAAACCGGGCAGCCTGCTGCGGCATTCTCTCTGATGCAGCCTACGACCTTCCTGAACATCATGGTTAAACTGTAATGAAGCTTTCTCTAACCGATCTCGCTAACCTTCAGAATGAGAATTCTGCTGTTGCGAACATTAACGCTAATAACACAGCGATCGAGACCGCGTTAGAGAATACGTTGTCTCGTGACGGTACGGCACCCAACCAAATGGGTGCTAACTTCGACATGAACAGCAATAGGATACTCAACCTTCCTAAGCCTGTTAACAACGACGAACCACTTCGTCTTCAGGACTTGAGTGACTTCTACGGAACCGGAGTAGTCTCGAACATCCCTCCGGGGGGTAACTCCGGCGACGTCCTCGCTAAGACCGCTGGTACAGATTACGCCTTCGGCTGGGTCTCTGACTCTAATCTGATCACCGCAGGCACTAATATCGTTAAAGCCGGTACCAGCCCTGTCACGATCAGTACTACGCTGACTCCGGCATTCACCACCGTTAACGGCTTGACGTTGACTACGTCCACCGGAACGCTCACCATTGCGAACGGCAAGACGGTCACAGTTAATAATACGCTGACCTTCACCGGAACTGATACATCTACTGCTGACTTCGGTGCTGGTGGTACGGTAGCCTACAAGGGTTCACCACTCAGTCAGTTCGCCTCGACTACATCCAGCCAGCTTGCTGGCGTTATCTCCGATGAGACTGGATCAGGGGCGCTCGTCTTTGGGACTAGCCCTGTTTTAGTTACGCCAAATCTTGGCACGCCTTCGGCGGTTACGCTGACTAACGGTACGGGACTTCCGATCTCTACGGGCGTCTCCGGCTTGGCTACGGGTATCGCCACGTTCTTGGCTACTCCGACCAGCGCCAACCTGATTGCAGCAGTTACCAACGAAACGGGCACCGGTAGCCTTGTCTTTGGAACTTCTCCTACGCTGACTACACCGGTCATCGCGAGTATCGTTAATACCGGTACACTAACCCTTCCGACCACTACCGATACGTTGGTGGGTCGCCAAACCACAGACACGCTGACTAACAAGTCCATCTCTGGTGCGACTAATACACTTAGTGCAATCGCACTGTCCAGCCACGCCACTCAGGCTGCTTACACGTTCGTAGGCAACAATACTAGCTCGGCTGCTGCTCCTACGGCAGTTGACATCGCTGCGTTGACGACTAAGGCCAGCCCTGCGGCTGGTGACTACGTCATGATCTCCGATCAGGCAGCCACGGGTGCTTGGAAGAAGGTCACTGTGTCCTCGCTGGCCTCGGCTGGTTCGGTCGCGAGTATCGCCGGTAACACTGGTGCATTTACACTCGGCACCGGCCTGACTAACGCAGTCAACGACATCAGGGTCAGCTTGTCTAGTCTGACTAACAGCCTTGGCGCGGACGTTGCTCTGAGCAATACCGGTCTGTACTTTGACGGGCCTAGTGTGGCGCAGGGTACGTCTGGAACTTGGTTTGCCTCTGGGTCCATTACGCTGAATGATACTGCTGGCGGCGCTCAGTACCGCGCGAAGCTGTGGGACGGAACTACAATTATAGCCAGCACAATCTTCACGTCCGGATCTGCGAGTTTTCGTATCCAGCTCAGTTTGTCAGGCATCATCACATCCCCCGCCGGCAATATCCGCATCTCGGTGCAGGACGTTTCTTCTACCTCGGGTGTTATCGAATCTAACGTGGTTGGAAACGGCAAAGACAGTGTTCTAACCGCAATAAGGATTGCCTAATGGTTCCCACTCTTACGGATTTCGGTGCCGTCGGTGACGATTTTACTATGAACGATGCGGCGTTCGCCGCTTGGATTATCGCTGCCCAAAACGTAGGTGTTGGTTACGTCCCTCCGGGGACTTTTCGAATATCGGCTCCGGGTATCTTTATTACTCGCCCAGTGCGCATCTACGGAGCCGGAGAGTTCGCTTCTAAAATCAGAACGTGTGGCACAGGCGGTGTAGCGCAGCTCTTCGCTTGTGTCGGTCCTGCTGGTGGCGGCTCTAGTTTGGTTATTGAAGACCTTGCCATCATCGGCCCGATCAGTGTGTCTTCAGGGCAGCCTTTTACACTCGTCAATAACTCTCGGGCTATTATTCGCCGTTGTCGTATCGATGCGTGGCCTCGCGGTATCTGGGTCTCAGCAAGTTACGCCTGCATCTTCGAGCAGTGTACCTTTACTAACCTTCGGGGGGCAGGCATCAGCTTTAACTCCGATGACTCCGCTAACGGGTCTACCATCCGAGAGAACTCCTTCTTCGCCTGCGGTAACCTCGAAGGCGGCTACGCCATTGACGTTCCGAGCATGGGTTACGAAGGTACTATTAGCGTGCTAGGCAACGACATTGAAGGTTGCTGGAGTGCCATGCGCTTCCAGAACTGTTCCAAGGGCAAGATCAACGGCAATTGGATGGAGTGGCAAAACGCTTACGACATCACCACCCACAACTGCGGGTCGTACCCTGAGTTCGACACTACAGGAAACTTTATCATATGAACTGGCTTACTAAACTCAAACGAGAATGGAAGACCTTCAGTCTGGCTGTTCTTACTACGGCCGTGGGTGCGTGGGATGTCGCTAGTACGTCCGGGTACGATCTTTCTCCGATTGTGCCTGAGCAATACCGTCCCTACGCCGTCCCTGCGATTGGTATCTCTTTCCTTCTGCTCCGGCGGTACACAGATCGCAAGACTGTAACCGAAGTCGTAGAAACCAAGACCATCGAAAAGACTGACACCGATGCTTAACTTTATTCTGAGTTCGATCCCGATCATCGGTAAGATTATCGATGCTTACTCGGCATACGCTCAGAAGAAGGAAGACGTTGCCCTTGAGAAGTACAAAGTAGACGGGCGGGTCGATAGCGATCTTATCCTCGCCCACGTCTCCATTATCCAAGCCCAGCGAGACCTACTGAAGAACCAGTGGCTTGTTGCTCTGCAAGTTGGCTTCGGTGTTCCGCTGATGATCTACTACGGTAAGTGCGTTCTTTGGGACGCTACTTTCGGTTGGGGTCACACCGATCCGCTTTGGGGTGACATCTCTAAATACAGCCTCTGGATTGTCGGTTTCCTTTTTCTGCACTCTACCATCTCTGATTGGGGACGAAAGACTAAATGATTAGATACTCCCTGCTGGACGTTGTCCAGAAGACTTTGTCTAGCATGGACTCTGACGAAGTCAACTCCATTCTGGATACTACCGAGAGCCTTCAGGTGGCTACCTGCGCTGAGATCGTCTACAATGACTTGATCCAGACGGCAGACCTACCTGAGCAGTACCGGCTTTTCAGTCTTACACCTACGACCGACCCGATCTATCCGATCGTTATGTACCGCCCCCTCAGCTTTGAGTCTGTGGATTGGATTAAGTACAAACGATCTTTAGCAGACACATCAGACGGTAAACTCTATTGGACGCTGCTTCATCCTATTCTCTTTGATGAGTTCTTGAAGCGGCAGGACGGTATGAGTCTCGACGACCCTAACGTGGCTGAAATGGACCTTGTCCTTCCGAGTACAACGCTTCAAATCCTGTACTACACGGACCGCAGCCCCGATTACTACACCACTTTCGACGATAACACCATTCTCTTCAACTCCATCGACAAAGGTGTTGACGATACTCTCCAGTCCAGCAAGACGCTGTGCTACGGTCAATACTCGACACAGTTCCTGAACATCGATAGTTTCACTCCTACGTTCGACAGCCAAGTCCACATGCTCTGGCTGCACGAGACTAAAGCACTGGCTTCGGCCGAGATGCGGCAGGTCAATAACATCAAGGCGGAGAAGGCCGCTCGCAAGACTTGGATCAAACTCCAAGACGATAAGCAGGCTATTAACACCGGCAGCTACTACAAGAAGCTTCCCAACTACGGTAGAAAATAATGCACAACTTTGAAGTACGGCCCAGCAATGTCCGGGTTATCGAGCTTGAGAACGGCAACAAGCTGAATATGACCCGTAATGATCCTTACGGTTTCATTACTTTCAGTCTTGAAAGGGGCCAGCTTCCGGACAATCTTAAGGACGCTAGTTTCACAGAATGGCACATCGCTGAGGTTGCCGCTAAGAAGTACATCCTAGAACGCCAATCCGTGGTCGCTGAGATCAAAGAAAAGCCCACCAAGAAAGCTTCGTAAATGCCCCGTAACGCAAGTTCAGCAATTGAGAATAGCTTTATTGGTGGCTTCGTTACGCAGGCTACTGCCCTTAACTTTCCTGAAAATGCTATCTTCGATCAAGACAACATCGTTGTCTCCGAGCGAGCCATCGTCCAACGCCGGAACGGTTTTGACTACGAGAACAACTTCGTAGAGTTCACCGCTAGCAATACCGAAAAAGCCCAAGGTACTTATTACTGGAAGAACGCTGGTGGCAACGGTGACGTCAACCTTGTCGTCCACCAAGACGGTGGCGTTCTTTATTTCTACAATACGTCGGTCGGTCTTAGCCTTAGCGCTGGTAAGTCTGCCAACTCCGTGGCTTTGAGTTCCTTTCAGGCTTCTGGTTCTACCGCCGACAACCTCGACCAGAACGAATGCCAGTTCTCGGCTGGTCTGGGCTATCTTTTTGTTGTCCATCCTTATTGTGATCCGTTTTACGTCCGGTATAACATCGCCGACGGAACTTTCTCGTCGAGCATCATTACGTTCCAAATCCGTGATCTAGTTGGCATCGAAGAAGCTTCGCTAGTCGACAACCGCCCGACGTCACTTAGTGATGTTCATAAGTACAACCTATTCAACCAAGGCTGGGACTCGTCGAAGATTACGGTGATGCACACCGCTCTGTCTACGACCTACCCTAGCAACGCCGATGTCTGGTGGATTTTCAAAGACAGCTCAGACGTCTTCGCTCCGTCTACCACCCTAGCTAATAACTCCCGAGGGTCTAGTCCTGCTCCAAAAGGGTTCTTTCGTATCAACCCTTGGAACACGGCCCGTGCAGCTACGGCTTTAGCGCAGGCTGGTGTTACAGTTTCCTTGTCCGGGGCTGACGAAACGTCGGGCATCCTGCGACCGAGCGTCACCGAGTTCCATGCTGGGCGTGTCTTCTACACTGGTGTGAACGTCACCGGCTACAACTCTCGGATTTACTTTTCTAAGATCGTACAGAAGCCCGCTGACTTTGGTCTGTGTATGACCGACAACGATCAGACCTCTGAGACGTTGTTTGACTTCCTTCCGAGTGATGGCGGCATCATCGCAATCCCTCAGGCTGGAACGATCTTCCGGTTGGTCTCACTAGGCCCTACTCTTTTGGTCTTCGGCGCTAATGGCGTCTGGGCTATCTCTGGTAGCACCGGCGTAGGCTTCTCGGCTACGGATTACACTGTGGCTTCCGTCTCAGACGCACGTAGCATCTCAGGGACTAGCTTTGTTAACGCAGCAGGTGCTGTCGCATGGTGGAACAACACCGGCATCAACATTTGCCAGAGCGACAAGAACGGTTTGTCTGTCGTGTCTATGACGGACGAAAAGATCAAAGATTACTACCTAGAACTTCCGAGTTTGGGTCGTCGCTTCGCGAGAGGTACGTACAACCCTAGGACTCACGTCATCCAGTGGTTGTTCCGAAAAGAACCTGCCGCAGGTATCACTGAGACGTACACCTTCGACACTGTCTTGAACTTTAATACGCTGATCGGGGCCTTCTATACTTGGAGTATCCCGGAGACAGCCGTTGATGTACAAAGCATCGTTACGCTCGAAGGCTCAGGTAGTCTCGTAGGCTCTGACAACATCGTCGACAACACTGCTACTCAGGTCGTGGATAACCTCGGTAATAACCTAATTACGTACGGCTTCACCCAGACAACTGTTACTACGACTACGAAGTTCCTTCTCTACTCAGGGGGTAAGTTCTCCTTCGGAGAGTGCTTTAACGTTGCGTACAAAGATTGGACCCAGAAGATCGAGGGCGGCAGCGATTACTCGTCCTTCTTCACTACTGGTTACAAGATCAAGACGCAGGGTGAACGTCGTTTCCAGACTAACTACATCTTCATCTTTACCGACCTAGAAGACGGCCTGAACAGCTATACGTTCCAAGCCCTCTGGAACTACGGCAATTCAGGTAACACAGGTGAATGGACTGCAAAGCAGACTATTAACCAAACAGTGACCCACGCGGAGACAAACTATGACGCTTCCAGACGACGACTTAAAGTCAGAGGCTCAGGAACTTCCCTACAGTTCAAGTTTCTTTCCGTCTCAGGATTGCCCTTCAACATCGTTGGATGGTCCACCTACGACACAGCGAACGCCTCAGCATAGTATCGAGGACGTCTTCCGTGTCGAAGCAGAGATGCTTAAGATGCCTCAGGTTGAACTCCCGGTTAAACATATCTTCTCTCCGGGAGTCTACGCCAGAGAATTAACGATTTACGCGGGCTGCGTCCTAACCGGGGCAGTCCACAAGTACGAGCAATTGAACATCCTTTCCTCCGGCACAATGAGGCTGCTTACAGATGACGGTTTCAAAGACATCTCCGCGCCCTTTACTTGTGTCTCCCCCGCAGGGACTAAGAGGATTGCTCTTGCAATTACTGATTGCGTTTGGACTACTATACTTGCTACTTCTGACACAGATGTGGAGAGCATTGAGAAACACTTTGTCTGCAAGACAGAACAGGAATACATAGAATGGCATTCGCAGTCTCATCTGTTATCGCCGCCGTCGGTGTAGGTGTAGCGGCTTATGGCACCTACTCCAGCATCTCGGCCCAAAAGGATGCAGCCGAACAGAACGCACAAGCCGCAGCCAAGCAGGGCGAGATCGCTCAGCTTCAAGCTGGCAACGTAGACATCCAGAAGCAGCAGCTCAATCTTAGTACTCAACAGCAGCAGCTTCAGATCGAAACCCAGAAGTCGGTTATCGCGCAACAGGCGCAAGCAGACGAGCTTCGCAATCAGGCTAGTATCCTAGACGCGACCCGCAAACGCCGAGACGTCATCAGGCAGGGTATTGTAGCCAACGCTACATCCTTGACTAACGCGACCAACCAAGGCGCTGCCGGTCCCGGTAGTACTGCTTTGGCTCAGTCCGCTAACGATATCTCAGGCCAGTCTGGTGTGAACCTCACCGGTATTAACCAGAACCTTGAGCTTGGTCAAAAGCTCTTCGCAATTAACAAGAACATCTCTAGCATCTACCTGAACGCTCAGGACCAGAACGCTTCGTACGTCGCACAAGGCAAAGCCCTTCAGGACAGCGTCCTAGACACACAGAAGCAGATTTATAGTCTCGGCGGAGAGATCAGCCAGAATTATAGTAACGCTGCAACCTCCGCAGGTAATGCTGCCATCGGGGCAGGACTGACCAGCCTCGGTACTTCAGTTGCTAACGCCTACCCAACACTGAACCGTATCACTAACTACTTCGGGGCTAGTAGCTCCAGTAGCGGTAACAACTACGGTTATACAGCCAGTACATACGGTAACGGACAGACTTAATGAATGAATTTGCATACGGCGATGCGGCCCCTGAGACTGAAGACAATGGTCTCAGCTATGGTGAACCGAACGTAGCAGCGGCTCTGCCTGAGCCTATCCTCGATCAGAGGGCTGCCCGCGCTGACTTCGCGCTTGGAGACAAGTCCCCCGGCCATCAGGCTCTGAAGGATAGTTTTCGCTCCGGCAACGAGGGTGTAGTACGCCAGCAGGCTGCTGCAAACGCCGATGCAGAGTTCCGTCAGGACAAGCTGAACGTCATCAAGGAAGTTGCTACGAAAGGCCCTGTCACTGACAAAGAAGTCAACGGGCTGATGGCTCTGGGTACGACCCCTGAGGCCAATCCGAGCACTGTCTTCGAGGACAAGTTCGCTAAGAACATCGTTAACTTCGGTGTCGTCGGCGATCCGGCTAAGAACCTCGTCTTCCAGACGGCGTTTGACACCCATCCCGAGGAGACCCAGACCGGTATCACTGCCGCTAAGGGCGTTGTCTCCCGTAAGAACCAAGCCGTATCGATCCTCGAAGAAGCCAAGGCTGCTTACACTAACGTGCCTTGGGTCAATACCTCCGAGGAAGGCAAGAACCAGCAGGACAAGCTGGGTGACCTTTTCACGTCCGTTCTGTCTGGCGGTATCGCTACCTACGTCAATCAGCGTAACCTCCTGAACGACACCCGAAGCAACGCCATCCTTCCGGGCAGCAACAAGCTCGAACAAATCCAGTATCTTTACCTTCTGCCTCACTCTGAGTTTAAGCCCGCTTTGATGGCTGCTGCTGGTCCCGGATCGGACCTCTGGAAGAAGTCTCCCGGCGACGCCATGAACTTCATCGAGAGTGCCGTCCAGTTCAGTACGTCAGACAGCTACGTAGATAACGTCTTTGGCGTCGTCAACGTTGCTTCGGTTCTCCCGGTTGGTACGGCCATTAAACTGGCTACGAGCTTCCGTGGGGGCAAGTCCGTCGCTGCGGGTGTCCAGTCCTTGGACAAGGCCCTAGCCGAGGCGCAGAGCGTCCTAGGGGCGTCTTCAGTACCTCCGGTGACTCCGGGTGCCCGCGCTACCCAGACCGCTCTGGACGTACTCTCTGAGAGTCCTGTGCCTGAGCAGAAGTTCTACGTTCCTAGCGCAGCTCTGTCTAAAGAGACGTACGTAGGTAGCAAGAACGCTGGCGAGACTGTTCCCCGTGATGTCCGTACCGAGGTCGTAAATGGCAAGCCTAAAGTATATACTGACGACGGTATCGAAGTGGGTCTGTCGACCACGCCTGAGGTTGGCACTGTTCCGGTTATCGTTGATAAGCCAACGGTACACGACCAGTTCACTACGAAGCAGGGAACGTTCAAGTACGCCGATGGCAAAGTCGAGTCGTTCCAAGACAGTCCCGTCAACGGACTGAAGACTGTCTACACCGACAAAGCTGGATCACAGAAGCTTTCGCAGGCTCTTGACCCGGACAAGAACTTTACGATCCTTTCGGATGAAAAGGGTTACTTCGTAGGCGATCTCGACAAGGGCGGCAAGATGGTCCCCGGCAGTCGTGTCAAAGCCAAAGACACCCCGGCTGAGGGTTTGTACCCCGTCCATATCTCCGAAGGCAACGACCCTGTTAAGCTCGAACACTTTGGCGATCGGATCACCCGTGTCGAACGTGTCGAACAGCAGAACGTCCGCTTCGGCGACAAAATAGTTGCCCGAGAGGAAATGGAGAGCCGTGTAGCACTAGCTGATATTGTGAAGTCCCAAGCTGAGACGCATCCCGTGGATGTCCTCGCCAAGATGGGCCGTCATGAAGAAGCCGCTACCGTGGCTGCCCAGACCAATCTGGCTAACCGTTTTGAACAGGTTGTTCAGTCCGGTGATGTCGAAGCCATCCGTAGGAATGTCCCTTCGTTGGCGTCCCCTCAGACCTTCTTCCATAACGCCTCAAGCTTGACTCGCGAGCGTGCTCAGCGATTAGCAGACGAGGCAGTGCGTGTATCGTCTGAGCTGGGCGCTGCGATTACCGATCCCACCCGTGTCGAGCGTCTCACCAAAGAGTCCTACGACCGGGCACTCAAGATCGCTAAGCAGAGTGTCAAAGATCGTTACAACCGCGCCTCCGATGCTATCCTCGATCAGGAGAACCATTGGGACGCTGCTACCAATACTTATTTCGTTGAGACTAAGTTCGGTAAGAAGGACGGTACTCTCTTCGATAGTTCGGTTCAGGCTGAGCACTACAAGACGTTCCAGTACCGAATGGGTTCCTCTGCTGAGGTCCGCCAAGAAGGTAATCAGTTCTACATCTCCCATGTCCAGCACGCAGACGAAACCAAAGCTGCTGTCCGGGATGGTTTGATCGTAGCTGAGAATGAAACCCCTCGTGGGTTCTGGAATACTCTCGTCAACACCATTACCGGCAAGGTTCTGTCTCCGTTGACGTCGGGTGGAAGCATCCGAAGCTCTGCTTATACGACTAGCGAGTTTGCCCGTAACAACCGTGTCGTGGCTACCCATAGCCCGGCCATAATGAAGAAGGCAATCGAAGACACCGCTAAGGACATTGAAGCCCTTGGTGGTAAGTTCACTACTAATGAGCGTCACGAACTCCAGCAGATACTCGAACATAACCGTGACTTCATGGAGCCTACCGGCGAACGTGGCCAGTTCTACAAGTCAGCCTTTGAATTTGAAACTGCCTTCAATGCCAAGTTCGGTAAGATGCCTACCGAGAAGCAGATCGTTGCGTACGATCAGTTTACTCGATTGTCTGATCTGGATTGGGTTCTCCGTGAGCTGGATTGGCATCGTGACAAAGTCCGTCAGGGTATCCGTAACTACCGTCTGCCTTACAAAGGCACGGACGAACTCGGTATGCCTTCGACTGCCAAGACTGATTGGTTCGACGCTAAGAAGGTCGACAACTTCGATCCTGTTAATACGCAGGACGCTAACGTCTACATTCTCGCTGAGAACAAGTTTACTACGAAGTTCAAGCTGAAGAACCCTACCGTCGATGAAGTCTCGATCAATGAAAAGATCAAGTCCGGCGAGTACCAAATCCTTCAGATCGCTAATCCCGGCGGCAAGCCTTTGAAGCAGGCCACTGGTATCAACGACAATATCCACTTTGTGGTTACTAACAAGTACGACGATCAGGCTTTGAAGTGGGGCACTAACTCGGAGTATCGTCCGGGCGGCCATGTCATCTACCAAGACCAGCAGTTCATGAAGCAGCCTCAGATCGGTCCGGGAACCCTCGGCCGTGAGACGCACTTCGGGGATACGACTATCAAGTCTTTCCCTAACACTCGTGAAGGGCAGGCTTGGGTTGACAAGTACAATACGGCACGAATGCTTCTTAAGAACGGTGACGAAGCCGGTCTGAAGGCTTACATCGATGCCGGACATCTCCCTGAGACGCTGCCTGAGTTCAAGCAGTTGTTCACGGGTGGCGGAGCTAACCTTTCGGTTGACCATCCGTTCGTGCTGACTTCGACTGGCCGCAATACCTTCGAGTCTTCTGAGGAATTGGCTCGCCAGTACCCCGGTCTAAAGGATACGTTCTCCAGCTACGATCTGACCCAGACCCAAGACAGTAAGTTCTTGGCTGAGCGGAACAAGCAGTTGAACACCATCGCCAACAAAGGCACCGAAGAGAACCCTATTTACGCTAACGTTCCTAGTCGACTGCTCGATCCTTATACTGCGTTGCAGAAGGGTGTCGCTCAGGTCGTCCGGGCACGTTGGATGGGGGACTACAAACTCCAAGCCGCTGAGTCGTGGATACAGGAGTTCGGTCTGCTCTTCGACCAGAGCAAGCTCCCGCTTGATAAGCTTCGCCAGAACCCCGTGTACTGGTTGAGCCATGCCGAGGGAAATCTCATGACTGCGGCTGCTAAGACAAATCCTGAGTTGTATCAGGCTGCGTTGACTAGTCGCCGCAACATCCTCCAGTTCATTGGTGCCCGCGACGAAGTAGGCGCCATCATGGAGGGTCTTGAGAAGAAGATTATCTCTGGTATCGAGAGCATTGCTGGTGGTAAGATTGCCACGAAGGCTGAAGAGACTTGGCTTCCGATGATTAAGGAGGCTCCTGCCTACGCTCGGGCTGGCGCGTTCCACAGTATTATTGGTATGTTCAATCCTGTTCAGCTATTCCAGCAGGCTCAGGGTCTAACCCATGTCCTTTCCCTGTCTCCGCTCAACGGACTCAAGGGTACAACGGCCTCGGCTCTGGCTCGTATCTACCGTTACACCGAGGACGAGAAAATCCTTGGCAGTATGGCAGACAAAGCCGCTGCGATGGGTTGGAACCGTGACCACTTCATGGAAGCTTGGTCTGCTTGGAAGAACTCAGGCACCCATATCATCGGCGGTGAAGTCTCGCTGCTGTCTGACGTTGGTGATCCTAAGATCTTCACTGGCGCAGGCAAGTCCTTCTTGGACAAAGGCCAGATGTTCTTCAAGGCTGGTGAGTCGATCGTCCGTGATACGAGTTACTTCACGGCTTACGCTGACTGGCGTGCGGCCAATCCTACGGCAGTCCTTGATAACCGAGCCATGGGTGACATCGCACGTCGCTTTGACACTCTCGGTATGAACATGACCCGTGCGTCTAATGCGTCGTACAACGAAGGTATGTTGTCTCCTGTTACCCAGTTCTGGACTTGGAACGCTCGTTTCACTGAACAGATGATCGGCAAGCAGTTGACCATGGGTGAGAAAGCCCGTGCCTTTGCGATGTACTCGACGATGTACGGTGTTCCTGCTACGCTCGGCGGTATCACGTTTGGCGTTGTCCCGTATGCTAACTACGGAGACATCAGACAGTACGCCCTGACCAACAGTATCAACGTCTCAGATAAGTTCTACAAGGTCTTCTCTGAGGGTCTTCCGGCTATGATTACTAATGCGATCACCGGGCGTGATACTGACTTCCAGAGGTTTGCTCCGAACGCTACTCAGTTGTCGGACATCATCCAAGGCAAGAAGGGCGCTCTAGAAGTCCTAGGCGGTGCCTCGGGCGGCTTCGTCGCTAAGGTCTACGCGAGCACCCAACCGTTTACGGCTTACGCCATGGACGCTCTCAAGGGCGATGCTCCCTACCCGTTGAAAATGAACGACTGGTTGGGGTTGGCTGAGAACCTCTCGGGCTTCAACAACATGGAACGCATGGTCATCGGTCTTAATACTGGTAAGTTCATCAGTAAGACTGAGATGGTACAGACGGATGTTGATACGTTCGACTCTGTGATGCTGAGCCTAGGTCTTAATCCCAAGTCAGTAGGAGACACCTACCAGAAGCTGGACTACATGAAAGCCCTTAAGACTACCCAAGACAAAGCTGAGAAGCTGATCCTTGAGCAGTACAAGCTGGGCTTTGCAGCGGCTGGGCGAGGTGACTACCAGTCCATGACGGATTACATGACCCGCGTCAAAACGTTGAGTGTTGGTGCTAACTTCACCAAGGCACGAGAAGTAGACATCTTCAAGAAGGCTACCGGCAATAACGACTCTCTGGTCGATAGTGTCGAAAAGAACTTCGCGAAGAACCTGCCGCAACTCCAGAGTGTACCCGCTATGAAGCAGTACCTTGATATGAAACAGAAGGCTAAATAATGGCTGTTAATAGTCTTAATCCCGGCGTCCAGAAGACTAACGACCCTACGTACCTTGGGAGTTCTCAGGGTACGGACCGGGCAAGTCTCCAGCCTCTGGCTAGTGTTCCGGACTTGTCTACGAAGACGATTACCCCGGACTTCAAGCCTAATACGACTACCGGTACTGCAATCAAAGGCTTAGGTGATTTAGGCTCCGCGGCCCTGTCACTCACCGATGCTGTGATCCAGCAAAAAGCCACAGATACCCTCCGTAAGGGTATTGACGACATCAGAGATGGTTTCGGTGTGGCTCAGGCTGCTGACCAGTCGTCGGGTATTGCTCGGGCTGTTGGCGCTGGTGGTGCTGAAGGTGTCTCCCTTCAGACTGCTGACGCCTCAGCCAACCAGCCCATCGCGATTAACCGCTTAGGCAACCGTGTCGAGGGGCTGACTGAGAGTTATAAGCAAGGCGGTCTAAGCAACTCCGCTTACTACGCCAAGCTCGAAGCCTACGTCCGTGAGGTTAAAGCTCAGTTCCCCGGCTACGGCGAGATCATTGACCAGAAGGTCAGTAACATCGTCGGCACCACCCCGGCTAACGCCCTCAGGCAGTCTCTGCTTCAGGATGTCACTGCTCTTCAGACGAAGGTCGCCGGACAAAACGATAAGTGGACGGCGTACGAGAACAATAACGCCCAGTACATCTTCAAGCAGTGGCCGAACTACGAGGCAGACAAAGCCAATGGTCGTGCCCCCGATCAGGCTACCGTCCGTCAGGTTGTTGGTCGTATGCAGGCTCGGGATTACACTTATAAGTCTGACGACGCAGCTATTGCTAACCAGACTGCTAACATTGGTCTGGCTCGGCAGAACTCCGAGAGCACTGTAGTCCAACGGGCTGCGGATCTTGCTAGTTCACTTAGTGTTGCGACGACCAATACGATGGGTCTGAAGTCTCCGCAGGACTTCCAGCAGTTGTTTCAGGATGTCGCCTCAGGCACCCGTAAGCCGCTTTCTCCCGAAGAAAAGGCTCAGGTCACGGCTAGCTTCGCTGTTATGAAGCAGCAGTACGGCATTCAGTTCGACAAGATGGTCAACTCCCCTCTGACTGAGGGATCGACTATGACCCATGCTGCGTTGATTGCAGACCCGAACAAAATCACGGCTATCCGCACCAAGGGCATGCAGCATATTGCAGACCTTGAAGACGGATTAGTCAACGAGAAGTACGGCCTCCTAGCTGCTACTGCGAACTTTAACAAAGCCTCAGACGAAGCTGCTGAGAACTCGCTGATCCGTAGCGACAAGAACGCTGCGCTGATTGGTGCTGCTCGTAAGAAGCTTGGAGATCAGGGGCTGCTCACCCTGTATACTCAGTCTCCGCAGATGATTAGCTCTAGCCTTGAGGGTCTCCGTCAGGCCGGTTGGGTGGACATGACCTCAGACGGTACGGCTGTTAAGACCACTCTGGACAAGCTCAAGAAGGAGTCGAACAACGATGGCAGTCTGATTAAGACCCATCTCAACGACGCCAAGTCCGCTATTGTCAATCCAGAGAAGTTCGACGATCCGACGAGCGCTAAGAAGGCTGTGAATTATTTGTTTGGGGAGGGTAACCGAACCCTTATCGATGGGTTCCAGAGCAAGACGCAGGTTGCTGTCTTCACTGATCTGGGTAGTCCGACTGTTACCAAAGCCATCTCTAAGATGGACAAGGAGTCTCAGACTAAGTACACGACCTTCATGGAAGATGGCTTTGCCTCGGTCTTCAACAACCAAGCCGATAACATCAACCAGACGGCTGAGAATTACAAGATCAATGGCAATCTCAAGCTTGTCTACGATCCTGATAAAATTGCGTTCAGGTACGAGTCAGGTTCTGGAGGTGCCGCAGGGATTACTCAGGCCGCTAACTCGAAGCTCCAAGGGTTCAATACCGCGCTTGGAACTATGAAGGACGTCTGGGCCTTGAGTAAGAAAGACTCACTTAGTGAGGTCTACCGGCTGCTCCCGGTCGTGGGTGTCGAAGGAGGTTCACCCCTCTTCAAGGCAGTCCAAGACCAGTATATGGCCAAGAATAAACCAGCGAACTAAACAGAAAAAGCCCCTTGTAAGAAGACCGGATTGGTCCTCCTGCAAGGGGCTTTTCTTATAGGTGGTCACTCAGAGCTACTAGGACTGCCTCCCAATGCTCTTTCTTGTCGTATACGACTTTCAACTCCTGATCTCGCAGGAGTATCTCAATCGTGTAATACTCTTCTCGGTAGCTAGACAACCCACGGTAATGCTTTCTCAGAAAGTGGATATGCAACAATCCGTGGAAGTACAGCTTGAAGACGTCACTGTCTTCATTGACCGTAATCATGGGTATGCTGGCTTGTAGTACTTCATGTGAGTGTCATTGCAGACATCGTAGAGGTCGTCCCAGCCGTTACTTAGGTCTGTCGTCGGTACCTTTACCTCGGGACTCAAAGGCAATGAGGAAGAAGACATTGGTCGCGACGTGCCACAAGTGGGAATATCCAGTATCAGCATCATACGTTTCACCCGACCACCACGCTGCGAGGTGACGGTGGATCGCAGAGAACGGACGACTCCAATCCATTCCTTGCTCCCAGTTTCGGGCAGCATACTTTTTAGCTCCGTAGGCAAGGACTTGAGCAACTGCCGCCGGGCCTTCAGGGGGAATGAGATCGTAACGGGTTTTACCTTCATCGTACTTAACTCCCTGCTTAGTCAGATCATCGCCCGGTCGGAGACTCTCGGTAATAGTCAACACCGGAATGGGTTCATTAGGCTCGATAGAACCTTTAATAGTCATAGCCAGATCGGCTAGTTGTTCGGCTGCGGAATCAATAAGACTAGGCATAAATGATTTCATACTCCGGATAACGGGCTTGAATGGAAATAGCTACGGCGTGCTCGCCTCTTGCGCCAGCGGACTTCTCCCAGCCGGGCAGCATGTAGATGGCGTCAGCCTCGATGACCTTGGTGACATCCCAGAGGTAGGCGGCTCGGAAGTCCCAACCAGACTGCATAAGCTTCTGATCGTCTCCAGTTGAAAAAGACGCATCTGCTGTGACGTTAGCTTCGTTGTCCTTGGACGCCGGATTGAAGACAGTATCGAAGCCCAAAGTCTTGGCATACTCTGCCGCAGCAAAGAACGCCGGGAAGTTAAACTCAGGATAACCGGACATAGGACCGGCAATGTAAATCTTAGCCATTCAGTAGACGTCTCCGTTCTCGGCAATCTTCTTGTCTTCGTAGGGAACTGCTACACGACGGTAGAACTCAAGCTTAGCGCCTTCGAGGGCGCCTACGATGTCGTTGATGGCTTGGTAGTTCGCGCCGTTATCTTTGAAGTAGTCCCGAAGATACAACGTAATACAGTAGTTCAACTCACCCGGTGTTTTCGGGTAATCTGTGTACGTAACACCTAGTTGGGTTCGTTGCTCTGGTTTGATATACGGCATTAACGAAAAGCCTCCAATCCAAGCAGCATGTCTTCGTCTGACGTAAATACATCCGTAGCGAACTGGTGCATCACATCGTATCGCTCAGGTACTGCGTCAAAGAGAATGAAGCCCGGTTTACCAGTGCCAACGAAGTATCCAAGCTCCAGATGGCCACTTTTGCCTGCGGGCATAACCAGTACAGCCAAATCGCAGCGATCCAGATGATGCTTGTCAAACTGAAAAACATGGCGAGCAGCATAGCCGTAAAGTGCGTCTTTGTGCTGGCGACCACGTAGGTTCTCGTAGTCTCTCCACTTGTCGTCTGCTTCATGTCCTGCTCCGTACCAGTCATCGAAGGCGTCCCATCCGTGTGCCCTCAGGAGGTTTCCAACCTGAGGGATTTTGTCGTTACGGAGACTACCAATGAGGTAGACTGACTTCATTAGAACTTGCTCTTGACCCAGCCAATCGCGGCTGTGAAGTAAGCGTTAACGTACTGGAAGTTCTGGTAGTAGTACGTACCACCGACACCAATGATTACACCTAGAATTAAATTCATTTTAGTCCCTTCTGAATAAACGGCAATAGCGCTGGATTAGCGATAAAGAGAGACACCAAGCCTGCGGAGATATTTTGGACAGCGTCTTCTTCTTTAGGTTTGTCTGGAAGACGACGTGATGTCCAGACAGCATGTAGGACTTCGTGGATGAACGTCTCGGTGACGTGTCTTAGGCTACTCCGGTTTACCATAGAGACTTCGATGACGTGTTTACCTGAGTGACACAGACCCCACGCTTCGTCTTCTGTATTAGGAACGAAGATACGCTCTTTGGTAAACCGAATAATCCAAGGCAGGCCGTCGATGTACAGTACCTCAGGTGCTGAGTTTAACCACCTAGCCCAGCGGTTCGCCTCTGCGTATGTCATTTACGTTTGGGCTGCTTCTTGCGGTTTGTCTCACGAGAGACGACACGGAGGTTAGACTTGGAGTTGTCATCAGAGCCGTTCTTACCGCCAAGAAACTTCTTATGATCTACTTCCTTGCCGTCGCCCTTGTGGACACGCCCTTCCTTCTCCATCATGGCACGAGCCTTGTTACGGGCTACGCGGTCCTTGACGTTCTCGGGGCGCTTCTGCCACTCGCCTTCCTTCTTGTAGTCTCGCTCTGGGTGCTTCTTCTTATAATTATCCGGCCACCTAGGTATGCTCGCCTCCTGTTGTTGCCCATCTCCGTCCATTACGGATACGGTTTATTGTTGTTTGATGAACGCCAAAATGTGCTGCGAGGCTCTTATCGCTGTCCACGCAGTTACGTATATCGTTTACATTAGCAGGTGTCAGTTTAGGGTGTGTGACCCAACGATGCCTACCTTTATTCATTTTATCCGAAACATTATCGTTGTTAGTACCCGACCAGAGGTGCGCCGGATTGACGCACGACGGGTTATCACACCGATGAAGAATGTGTAGGTTAGTATCAAGTACGCCCTTAAAGAATTGAAACGACGCTCGGTGTGCTCGGACGTTACGAGTTCTCATCCAAAGACGACCGTACCCGTCCTTGTCTAAACCCTCAGTCCAGTCCCAACACCCTCCTGCCCGAAATTCTATCCGGCTTAGAAAACGATCAAAAAGATCATTCTCAGAAGGTATCGGACGGGGCATTAGGCACCAACCTTGCCGAGGAAGCCATTAATCAACTCCATCGGAGCAGGGCCGACAGCCCCGAGGACGCACTCACCGTCGTGGATTGCTACCATACCGTTCTCGCCGACCTCAGCGAGACTGAACGTATAAGGCTCAGCTACCGGCGGAGGACCACGCTTAGCGATCACAGCAGAGATTTCACCGGGATCAAGCGGCTTTACAGTACCTCCTGCCTTACCGACATTCTCAGTTAGTGTGGTAAGCTCACCTACGCAGTCAGTACGATCGGCAGCCATAGCCGGGGTGAAGACGAGCATCGCGCCGGTCACGGCCATCATCAGCTTCTTCATAAAGTTAGTCATTCACAGTCTCCACGTTGACGTTCAGTCCCTTAGGGACCTTATAGAAAGAAGTCACTTCCTGATTATCGTCGAGCACAGACAACGCCCGTAGATGGCTCGTCAGGGCTTCGAGGACTCGGTCTTTACTTACGACGTAGCGTTTACTCTCCGACAACAATCACCTCCACGCCCGCCTTGCGGGCAATATCCACCATCATTGCAGTTCCTTTACCGCCGGGAAAGGCGATAACAAGGTCAGGTTTACCTTCGTCGAGCATCGTTTTGTTGCGTATGTAACCGGCACGCTTACCGTACTGGTTCCAATCAGCCTTAAACTCTGTGTTGTTCACACCAGCTTTATTTGCGAACATTCCAGCAAATGTGTCTGCGCCTTTAGCGCCACCGTGGATAATGTGCAAACCACTCATAGGCTTCGTATTAAACCAAATATCTTTCAGTGTATCGAAGACTCGCTGTCCGTCTTTGTAGTCCCTGCCGCCGCAGACAAGGACGCGAAATTCGTAACCCCTCTCAGTCAGGTTACACAGGTACATTGTCGAAACTCAAAGCCCCGTATTGTACGAGGTACTCAAGGGCTTCCTCCGGAGGGAGGTCATCAAACTCAAGGAGTTCTTCTACGGAGTAAATCTCAAGCAACCGCTTGATGAACTCCAAATTACTTCGATCCATTAATTAATTCCAATACCCGTGTAATGATTGAGCGGTAAAGCTCACGATCCATAGATTTCTTTGAGGGAGTTGATGCTGATCCACTGGAGATCGTAGCCGCCTTGTCCATCGACAAACCTTTTAATAACAATACCACGGTTCCAGAGCTTACCGCACTCTCCTGCCCAAGGGTTTGTGTAATCCTGATAACACCCAACTACTGTACCGATAACAGGCTTACCAGCCAAATTAACATGCACACTAGTATCGAATAGATGGCTATGCCCGCACGTAGCCGAGGAGAACTTCTTAGTAGCGATAGCATAACCAGCGTGAATACCACCCAAGGGACGACCAGCAATCCCGCCCACAAAATAGTGTGCATAGCTGATACCGTCGATTGTAATGACACCGGGCGTACCTCCGTCGTAATCGACTACAGTGTCGTACCACTCTTTGAGCTGGAGGTCTTTGAGGGAGATTGTACCATCGAGTTCCGGAGAAAGATCAATAGCACGACTAATCCGATGCTCATGATTACCAATGAGGAAAACACTATATGGGAGCTTTCGTTTGAGTTTCTTAATCGGGGCGAACATACGCTCTTGGAAGTCAAGATGGGCGTTAATGTCGTCTTTGTAGTTCCTTCCCTGAAAACTCCGTTTACCTTTGTCGTAAGTGCTCAGGGAAGCAAGGTCGGCTGAGTCGCCGATATGGACGAGGACATCTGGCTTGACATCTGCGATAAGCTCACCCAACCAGTCAGCCCTGTCATTGTGGTAGTCGGGGTGGGCATGGGAGTCCGGTACGATTAGGTGGGTTCTATTCATTCGGGTTGTTCACGATCTCCGCAGGTTCGTACTTGGCGTGTGCCTTAACGAACATTGTACGTATATAAGGAAGTAACTTCGGGACGATACGACGGAACAACGGACCCTCAGCGACTTCGGCTGTCAAGCCGATCTGAGAAACACGGGTAGCCCCTCCAATGTAAGCATGGAACTGCCACTCCCACTTCTTCTCGAATTTGTCATACCGACGGATTACTTCGAACTTCTTACCGAACGTTTCGTGGTACCACGCTTGCGCTTTACTGATTTCTTCTTCGACTTGGACTTCGGGGGTACTAGCCATCCTGTGTACGGTCCTCTGAGATACTCTGCTGCTGCTGATAAAAGCTCAACGCCCCCGAGTTCTCGTCTATGCCTGCCAATAATTCTTCGGTTACAGTTTGTACAGAGCAGGCCCCTGATTTCTCCCGAATGATGGTCATGGTCAACGGATAGTCTGACTTTAAATTCTCTAGAATGCCTTCGACATACTGCGCAGCAAAGTCGCTGCCGCTCCAAGAGAGTTTCATACTGTTCCTCCGTTATTCCGTAGGTTCGTCTGAGGTGGCTCGCTCTGGTCATGCTTGCT